TCAATTGAGGGTTTTATCTTGTTCTGGCCAACTTTCATTTAATCGCCTGACATCAATGACGTGTCCATCAGCTTTTTCTGCCAAGCTTCGATATTCTGTTGTGCAACTTTCGAGTAATTCTGAGTTGGCAATGGTGTAGTTAATAATGGTTTGCTTGGGAGCACTGGACAAACGTTTGTTGGCTTCACTGAGTTGCTTTGACAACCTACTAGCAGCCAAGTCAGCACTACGAGCGGCAGCATTCGCATCTTGTATTTTTTTAATCGCATTTTGTTCTACCTCTATAATTTTAGCTGACCATGTTTGCATAATGGCGGCTTTTTCCTCTTGCGCCTGATCAATTGCATCTTGATAAGGCTTAATAGCATCAGCTACTGCTTTAGTTTTAACTTTTTCAGCATTTGCCAATTTTCCAGCAAGAGAATTGGCATAAAAAACATATCCAAAGATAAATATCATCAAGCCTAAAATGATGTATTTGTAAAATTTACCTAACACGGCATCAATCATTTAAGCCACCTTTAGAAATAATGATTTTTCTCGTGCTCGACGATTGACTAAGCCTTGGATACGCTTTCCATTATCAAACACCCAACGATCAAATTGACTTGCAGCTGAGGTCAAACTGTTTTGATTAATAAGAGTAAGCATTGTGCTTTTTACAAATGCTGTTTCGCCTATGTTGTAGACAAAAGAAGCCAATGCATCAAATTGGTTTTGATTAAGATTGACTTTGACATTTTTATCAAGACAAGCATCAACCCATACACAATCGTTTTTAAGCCATTGTTCAGCTTCATTTCTCGTGCAAGTATCGCCTTTTTTAACTGATGTGCCATTTGGGTATTTAATGGTACCAAAGCCAATAGTCCAAACACCTCCTGTATCTAAATAAGCTGTTGAACGAAAACCCTCAGCATCTCTAATAATTGCATAACCATTCTCAGAAATATCTCGCTGTCCATTTACTAAAGGTGTAGGTATTTCAAAGCCAATAAGTTTTGCAAAAACATTTAAGCCATTTTTCTCAATAATCTGATCACCAGCCATAACCTGAGATTGACTTAATTTTCCGCCAGACATAGCACGAAGCCATGAATATGCCTGAGCTACTTGTTGTGATTGATTTACACTCATTGTTTATCACCTTTACCATTACTAAGTATTGAAATAAAGGCAGCTTTGACCTCACTAATAACCTCAGATAAAGGCTTACCCTGCATCAGTGCAATGGACTGATAAAGAATGCCTATCCCTAATAATCCAAAAACTGCAAACATAAGCATCACAAAGCCTTGAGCCATGTGAGAATATTTTGATAATTCGTAATATTCAATAAATGCTGAACCGCCATAAAGGCTGACTGAAACGCTGAATAAAAACTTGCCTATAACACCCAAAGAAACTTGAATTTTTCCGTTTTTATCAATGTCACCACTTAATACCAGGGCAAGAATAGCCCCCACTACGGCAGGCACAACTTTGATGATCCATGGAATTGTGTTTTCTTGCATAACTTGCCCCGAAATAAAACTCTACTTTATTTCGTAGAGTTTTATTTAAAGGCGGTTATTTAGCGAACCTTACAGGGGGTTGATACTGCTTTAAAATTAAACTATCGTGATTTCATATAATTATTAATTTTTGGTGGGGATATGTTTTGCAGTCAATGCGGGCAAGCAAATAGTAATGACGCGAAATTTTGTAGTAATTGTGGCAATAAATTAGAGATTCAAAATATTCAAGCTTCACATGCACCACCGCAACTAGAAAAAACTGACTCTCCACGACCAATAAAAAAACGCGTTGAACTCTGGAATCCTAATGCTGCTGCTAATTGGAGCTTATTGTTTACGCCAATTTTCGGTTCATATTTGCAGATGAAGAACTGGCAAGCTCTTGGAAAGCTAGAAGATGCAAATACTGCTAAAAACTGGATAATTTTTACCATTATTTTTATTTTGTTTATAAATTTCGCTACACCTTTTATTTGGGATGATATTGAAAAAGTAACGACCATTTCAAGAGGTTTAGGCTTTTGGTATATCATTATTTGGTATTTTGCCTATGCAAGAAAACAACCAAAATATGTAAAAGAAAATTTAAATGATAAATATCAAAAGAAATCTTGGCTTACCCCTTTATCTAGTGCAACGGTTATTTTATTTATATCATTTACCGTTTTAATGGTTGTTAGTTCTTCAATTATTCAATCACTACCAAATCAACAAATATCAGAACAAAAAAATGATGTTGATTGGGATAATGGAATAATTACCCCTCCATCTTCTTCATTAACTTGTGGAGAAAACTCAGGCTCATCACCCAAAGGGCTGGAGTTTTATGGACCTATAAGCTACAAACTATCTGACAACAATCCAGTAAAAACCCAAGTAACATGGGGAGTTAAATACGCAGATTCAAATTTGCAAAATGACTCATATTCAGGTTCATTGCGTATTCGTTTGTATGCTGTGTCTGAATCTTATTCAGGATCTAGTTTGAATGGCTACGTTATAGGAGAGTATTTTCCTAACTTCAATGGCGATGGCTCAGCTTCTACGAATCAACTTAAAGTTAATTATAATGTAGAGAATATTGTTTCTAAAGATGAAAAAAATCTAAAAATACCATCAGGAAAGTACTGTACAGTAATCACGCTTGAGGAGTTTGATGAACAATCCTGCTCAAGTACTGACCGTTTTTGTATCCAATCGTGGATGCAATTTAAAGATCCTGCAACTTTTTTTTAAACAAATACTTATATATAAATTACAACGAAAAAGCCGACTTAATGTCGGCTTTTTTAATTCAATTGATTAATTAATTCTAACATTTTGCTTTTCGATGGATCGTCATCAGGTAGCTTTTCAGCTAGTTTGAGTACAAGAAGATTAGAGATTTCTAATTGTTTTTTAATCATATCATTTTTTTCTTCAACAGCCTGCATATATTCAGAAACTAATGCTGAAGGAATATTGTTTTCGAAGCTCTTTTCTAAACGAGCAACCATTTCAGCACTTTGAGAACGATTATTCTGCTCTGCTGATTCTTCAATTTGTTTTTTTAACTCTGGTGGAACTCGCAATCTAACAATGGTGTGATCGGCTTGATTACTCATTTTTACCTCATGCCACAAAAAGTGGCAAATATTTTCATTTACGTATTTACAATACCACAATATGTGGCTATAGTTATTAAACGCCACACATTGTGGCATTAAAGAGGGTAATTATGAAACAAAATCGCCAAAAGCCTATTGATGTTCGTGTGCGAGTATCAGTTGATCTACATGAGTTACTAAAGGCTTATTCTGAAAAAGAAGAACGTTCAATGAATTACTTGGTTAACAAGGCTATTGAATTTTATTTAAAACAGCATGAGAGTGCGAAAGCATGAAATCAACAGGCACAAAAAAACCTTGTTCAACTACCACATCGCACAAGGTTCAGTTGCCATCACAAAGGATGAATACCTATGAACAATATAACCCAATTCACCCAAGACAAGCAAGTTCAGGTCAGTGAACAGCAATTACGGAGTTTGCTTGAATTTGTGCGTATCGCAAATAATCGTTTTGATGAAATTTCAGCGTTAACAACTGTAATTGCTGAAAAGTCAGAACTATCACCAACAATCAAAACTTTGGCACATTTAGCTTCATCAATAGCAAATAACTTTCGAGATATTTGTGTTGAAGAATTTGATAACTTCAAAGAATACTCACCTGACTTGGTAAAGTTTTTTGCAGAGGAGTTGGCAGCATGAATGCAATTGTTCCTGTACAAATTCAAATGATGACAAGTTTGGAAATTGCTGAACTTGTTGAAAAACGCCATGACAATGTTAAGCGTACTATCGAAACGCTTGTAAAGCAGGCTATTATTACTTCTCCTCAAATTGAGGAAAAGCCTACAGCAGGTCGTCCAAGTACATTTTATGTATTCACAGGTGAACAAGGTAAGCGTGATTCTATTATTGTAGTTGCTCAATTATGCCCAGAATTTACAGCACGCTTGGTAGATCGTTGGCAAGAACTTGAAGCTCAAGTTGCTCAACCAGTATTTGATATTTCAAATCCTTATCACCTACTGCAAGCAATTGAAACTCAGGCAAAACAAAATATCGAACTCACCCAAAAAGTTGAAAAACTTGAACCTAAAGCTCAAGCACTCGATACCATTGCTGAAACAGTACATACCTACTGTATCCGTGAATGTGCCAAAACAATTGGAATAAAAGAAAAGGATCTCATTAATCTTTTACTTCAAAAAAAATGGTGTTATCGAGATGCTGAAAAGAAATTACAACCACATGCACAGTATGTGTTGAATGGTGTTTTTACCAATAAAGCATCACCAGTAATCAAAAATCAAAATGATGGTCAAGAGCGTGTATTTTTACACATGCGAGTGACAGCATTTGGCTTGACTAGGATTACAGGTTTAGTAAATAAGGAAAAACTCAAATAAAATCCAATAAAGAAGCCACCATAAGGTGGCTTTTCTATCACTAATTACTCACCAAAAGCAAAGTAACCAGCTTCACGTGCATCTTGACGATTCCGTGACAAATATATGCCATCTTCCGCACGATCTATGCGACGTTGGCGATTACGATAACTTTGATTAAGGTTGATTTTGGTTATACGACGTGATGGATTCTTTTCGTTGAAGCCTTTAATTTCTTCCCAAATCTCATCCATCTCTTGTCGGTCATCCATCATTTTTGCCCGTGACCATAAAGCCATTAAACGACTACGACGCTCATTAAGCTTTCGGTTAAGCTGATAAATTGCTGTTTTGCCTTCACTGGCTGTACGAACATCAGATGGTGAGAACCCCATACCTTGGACAAGTAAATCCATTGAACTAACTTCATCCATGATAGATACACCAGTTTTGTCTTGGACACCCTCATCAGCATAACGATAGGTTTTAGCAAAGTTTTTAAGAAACACTGGCAGCATACTTTCCACTCCACGTAGATTATGCCCTTCTGAAATTTCCTGTGCACCTTTTGCGATATTTGCCCCAATCCCGCCAATAGGCCCCAAAGCTGCTGATGATGCAGAATCCCACCATTTTTTACCTTCTAAACCTTCTTGTACGTCTGGTAATAAAAGATTATTAATACCAACACGACTAGAAATATCCACACCAATACCGCGTGGCGCACCTTTCATCAGCATATTTGAAATGGTTGGATTAAATGCTTCGGCAAGATAGTTTCGCAATGCGACTTCTGCATCCCAAGGCTCGTCATCGTCCCCACCCATCCAAGATGCGACTGACAACAACATTCCAACCATAGGCAATCCAAGCGCACCAGCAAAAGTAGCGTGCATTGCCAAGATTGCGCCAAGTGCCCTACGTGCTTCTCTACGTTCAGCTTCCGTTTCACCTTTGATTGATTGATAGGTTTGTCTAACCAATGTGTAAATCATGTTCTGACCAAACTGCTTAAACAGCAGAAGAACTTTAGCCACATTACCTTGCATGATACGTGGGCGGTTGCCAGAACTATAATCAAAGTGTCCTTTGTAGGTCGCATCTACAGCTTGATCAAATGCTGAATCGTGATTTTCACCTGATTGACGTGCTAGGCGATACGCTGCGATAAAGGTAACTTCACGGTTAAATCGTTCAGCACTATGGAACATAATACTTGCAGCACGCATAATCGGGCGTGTTTTCCACATAATGCCGCTATCTTCACCTTGAGCAATGCCTGCTAAGTCATGTGCTTGAGTTACGTCAATTACACCACTTGCCACAGCATCATCATAGGCCTGTTTTTCATCTTTGCTTAGGAATTTAGAAATATCAGAACTAACCGACTTATAAAGGTCAGTCTTAGTGCCTTGCCATTTCACCTTATGAAATTCTACGCCTTTCCTAAAATCATTGGCTGCTTTTAGCAACTCATTGGCGGCATTGTCGAAACCCCATTTGGCACCCATAATCGGATATGCAACCAACGCTGTCTGCGATAGATTGACCATAGCTGCTGCTGGTGATAGCCCCAGGTAATAAATAAAGCCCATACTGGTTAATGCACTTGATAAAGGATGGCCTTTAGGGTTCATTAAGTTGTCATGGCGTTTATTCATTTCATCAATGACACGTTGCGCGGTTGGCTGATCGTAAGAGTCATCCTGTTTGCTCTTTTCAGATGCGTACTTCTGCATATCATCAAGTTGCTGCGCCAATTGGTCGCCATAACGCAACTTAGCTAGATAGTTCGCACCGCTAAACATATTTTGAGCAAATGCACGACGGGCATCTTGGCTAAAACCTGCCGTACCTTTTCGATGAATACCATGTTTTGCCCAACTTAAATCAGGCATAGAAGATAAATAAAGCTGACTTAAAGTATCTTCAAATTCCGCCTGTTCCGAAGTTGATAGACCTAAATTATCCACCTCTGCAAATAGACTAGACATAAACCCACGCCCAACACCATCACGAGCTGCATTAAACTCTTTATCAAGAATTACTCTATCCACCTTGAAATTAGGGTATTTCTGCATAAGTTCAGAACGTAACGATTGTGCTTCTCCCATTGTTTCGGAACGACTAACACTTTCTACGTCACCGTTCTGGTTACGCATTACCACTACATACTTACCAAAGCGAGCTAATGGGAAATACACCCCACGAATAGAGCCAAAGAAGTTATCATCCATCTGTTTCAGCAAATCAGCTTTCTTTTGGTTTGAAAGTTCTGAACGTGAGATGCGCTCTTTAATTGCCTTATGCACTTCTGCATAGTGCTTTTTGTAAGCATCACGCGCTTTCACATACATAGCCTGCGCTTCTGGCGACAGTGATTTATACGCATCACGCAACTGATTATATTTAGTGATGTTGTCTCCACTTACATATGGTTTTGATGGGTCAATTTTGGCTAAGGTTGAATCGTGCATTACCTCTGCAAGCTGATCTTCGTCTCTTAAATTTGACCATTCACGCGCGATACTATCAGATTTCGCACCTGCATCGTTTTTATCTGCATCCATTTGAGCAGCAAGATCGTTGTACTTGTTTAGTTGTGGTAGCAACTTACTGTAGATTTCAGTTAATTGGCGACGGCCTAATGCTTGTAGCCCTACACCTAACCAGTCGGTCCACTTATAACCTGCTTTATCCTTGACGGATTTTGCCGACAAATTCTTAATGCTCTCACTTAAATTATTGATTACATCATCAAAAGACTTGCGACTGTATAGAGGTTGATGCTGCTGCTCAAAGAAATTGACAACATCATCAGGGGTGAGTATAGTTTGTGTAGAGGTTCTAGTACCTACTACTCCCACATGGGCAGTTTCCAACTGCCCTAAGAAGTGGGGAAGCGTAGGATATTTAGAGCCTTTACTTTTTTCAGAATTAGAATAAATAACTTTATCCTTACGTTTTTCTAGCCATGTCATAAAACGCTCACGACCAAAGGTTGTGGCTAGTTCATTAATAACATATTTACCCTTTTGTTTATTAAGATGAATAGCTGATATTACTGGATTGCCTGCTGGATCTTGCATTGCTGTAACAATTGTCAAATTACGCCCATCATCAGACTGTAATATTACCAACGGATTAGCTAACTCATTTGGCAATTGCTTAATCTGTTCTAAAGTGAGTTGATGGCTTACATCCTTCTTACCATCAACTTGACCTGTCATTTTACGCAAAGTAAAGCGATCAAGTTCTAATGGTAAATCCTGCACATTCAACCCATCACGCACACCATCCAATGCCAATAGAACAGGTGGCATCTTCATCTGTACTGGTTGCGGATAGCTTTGTAATGACTCAATTAATCGGTCAATATCTTTAGCAATCCGCTGCTGTTCATCTTTGGCAATGGTAAAAGCATCAGTAAATACAGATTGAATCTTTTGGCTAAAACTAATACCTGTATTGGCTTGGTTTATGCTGTTATTGGCAGCCTTATCAATCATCCGTTCAGCCAAAGCAACCATGTCATCAGGATTAAGATTTAAGTTAATGCTAAACTTATCAAATAACCATGCTTTTACATGCGAAATAAGATTGCGAATCAACTTTTGCAGTGCATTACGCTGTAATACATTTTTTTGCTGCATGGTTGATGCTAGTGTTAGCAGGTACGGTAAATATTCAAGTTGTTGTCGCTCTAAACCTTGTTCACGCTCTGCAAGCTCTTTAGCCGCTATAGCAACTGGATTGCCTTGTTCAACTAGCTTATCAAACTGTTTCATCAACTCGTTGTATTGAGCGTCAGTCATCATGTTTTGAAAGCCAGCATGTCCACCCAGTTCATGTAGGAATGTTGGTACGATGGTGTCATCCGTTAATGCGTCTGCAATTAAGGTTGCCTTGCCATTTTGATAAAAACCCTCAATACCTGCCTGATCATAGGTATCAAGAATATTTAACTTGCCATCTTTTTCCAGTTTGGAAATAGTTGATTCACCAAACCGCGAAACAAGCTTATCCCGTACTTGTTTTACTGTAGTGTTGGTACGCGTTGCAGACTGACCACGACTAAACAACTTGTCGCTATTATTTTTTGATATAGTCTGATCTTTAAATTTGCCAAAATGACTACGGTCTACAACCGCTTTTCGCGCCTCTGCCAAGAACATTAAAATATCGGAATCGTTGTACTGGGCCAATTTCATAAAGCCATGATCACGTAACCACTGGCGAATATAGCCTAGTACCTCTTTTAATTTCTGGCGTATAAAAGGTTTCTTTTCTGTGTTCTGGGCAACAAACGCAAATAACTCACCCACAAGTGCCTGTTGCACATCAGCAGCATCATAAATACCGTCTGCTGCGCCTTGGGTGTATGGCTTGATGTATGCATTTTCAAACTGTCGCATATCAACACCATTATCACTGGCAATTTTACGGATACCATTCAATCCACCAAGCGCATTGTAAAATTGCTGGAACTTGACTTTATATTCTTTACCGAATATCCGTTGGACACCAAAATGCCCAATTATTTCGTGTAATATAGTTTCCTGATAGGCTTCAAAAGTAGTAACCTGCTTAGCACTGTTACCCTCTATACCATCGGCAACTAAATACAGAGTATCGCCATGCCATACACCACTAACTATATAGTTTTGGGTATTACCATCTTCATCCTGATAGGTGGCGGCTTCCTGTATTTCCGCTGGAAGTCCATCAAAACCAGAAACAACCTGCACAGAGAAAGCACCCAAACCGCTACTATCAGTAATCTGGATACTGTGTCCAGACGACGTATCTTGTGTAGTGGACAGTTTGAGATGTTGAAAAACCGAAAGGACATGACGGGTAGCACTGGTACTGGAGAGAGTTCCGAAAATCGTATCGAAAGGTGAAGCGCCTTTACGTTCATTATCGGGTTTTAATTTGTCACGGCTATAAAGTTTAATCCCTGTTTCTGTTTCTTCTGTTTTTAGGGTATCAACCAAATCAGAAAACTTTGCATTGATTGCTTTGCGTTCATCACCATGTGGATATGGGCGCATCCACCCCCATGGCGTTTCTATCGCAGCATTTTCAGGGGCATGGTTTAAAAATGGGCTACGTCCATTATTTTCAGTTATCTTATCCTCAACAAATCCCTGAAACGCACGTGCACTCAATTCATGCGGAGTTGTCCAATAATCAGAACCACGTCCTTCATCAAGATTTTTGGCATCCATCACAAACTTAGTAGGTATTTTCCTAGTCTTGCTAACTTCTTTTTGAGCATCAGCCAACATTTTCAGACGATTTGCATAACTGTTCATAGCTGAACGCAAACGATCCAGTACTGCATCTTGATCTTTACTAAAACCAGAACGCCCACGTACTGATTTATAAATTTCCCCTAACTGTTCTAAAGCATCATTAGTCCAACGAGCACCTGAAAATATACCGCTTGCAGATTTGTTTTTTACATCAGTTCGCCATTCTGTTTCGAGTAACTCACCATTGATCAACTTCTGTGAAATTGTATCAAATACAACCAATTGCTCAGCACTGGCTGGCTTGTTATGGCGTTTATAATATTTTGGATCACGTTGCCGAGATAAATCCTCTCTCAATGAATCCAACTGCTCTTTCACTCTACCCCGACTTTGACCTACAAACTTATCCACTGCCTGCACATCTTCAACATATTGCTCAGCTTTTGTGGACATAGTTTTCATTAAATCAGTATAGGCATTTCGTACATCTTCTCGTACACCTGAATTTCTATAAGAAAATCCATGACTCACCATACGGTCTTTACTATTGTTCGATATTTTTAAACTACGTGTGCCATCAGCATCCACAACCCACTCTGCCGATGCAATACCATCTTGGCGTGCAAGATAATGATCAAAAGCATGCCACCACTCATGCGCCAACGAACCAGCACCATTCATTTTGGTTAAGTTGATCACTACCTTTGCAGGCTCATAATGTGCACGTGCGCTACTTAAACCTTGTCCTCGTGCACCAAATGCCAATGCTAAATCACCATTTAAACTGATTGCTTTTGCAGGAATTTTCAATACTTCAGCAAGATCAAGTAAGCCATCGTAGGCATCATTTAATAGCTGTTGGCGTTCTTCCTGGTTATTCCAATTTCCAAATTCAACACCACGAAAGCCAAACACTTTCATAAAATCGGTATCTTTAGCATCACCTTTACGACGCTCAATACCCTTTCGCACTGTATTTTCAGGACGTGGTAAATCCAGCTCACCAAAAGTGGTACTGGTTTCAAGAATATTATTCGCATTTTCAATTAAATAGGTTTGAGCATCCTGTTTCGTATCAAAAACCTTGTTTACTACTTTGACACGTTTTACATCATTAATTTGTCTCCAAATTTCAAATCCACTCTCCCCATCACGTCGTGCATATACTCGATGCTTCAAGCCAACTGCAACCACAGGCAACATATCTTTTGCTTCCTGTTCGCTATCAAACATCCCAAGTTTTTTAGGACTTCCTTTCCAATCGGTTTTTTTACTGTCCTCAATGACCCATTTACCAGTTTCATTTGAATTGGTCGATGACACAATTTCACTGATCGTATATCGCTTTGCCCATGTAGGTCGGTCATCATTTGACTTGGTTTTTTTAGATTTCCCTGTTGATAATGCAGTATCTTTTCGAGCACCTCCAATTTTTTCACCCAAGTCCTGAATGGATTCTTTACTATCAGAACGCTTATCCTGAATACGTTCAATCCCATCTTCATTCTGAATAGCACTTGATGAACTTTCCATATCAACAGCAAATACCTCAGCCATTTTCTGTTCAAACTGAGCTTTCAGATTTTCCTGAGTGAAGCCTTTCAAACGTTCACGCTCACCACGTAAAGCTTTTAATATTAATTCTTGACCTTTTATATTGATTTTACTTAAACCATTTTCTTTCGCTTTATTAGCAAAAGAAGCAGAATCTCCTAATCGACCACCATGTTGACTGACAACTACAAAACTCGTCCCCTGTTTTTCCTTGCGCAATACAAGATAAAGTGGATTACTTTCAACTTCGGCAACCTGTTCCACGACGAAATAAGGCTCAACTTTGCCCTGATCCTGAACAAAGATCGTTTGAACATCTGCATTTTGAGCTATTTGATATGCATTAAAAATGCTGTATTCATCCACATTATCTGTAAGCATAGCCTTAATGGAGTTAATCGCATTAAAACTGCCGACTGAAATTACATTAGATTTTTTAGCCTTGCTTGGTGCCTTAAACCCAGAGTTGGCTTTAACTTGCTTTAAGAATTTACTTAAAGCTGCTTTGTTGTTGTGAACTTTAAATTTACCATCACCTTTAACATCAAACGTAATTTGCTCTGTTGAATCATTAGGTGCAATTGCAATTGCCTGTTCAATATCAGCGATCAACTCATTACGCATCTTGTCATATTGCGCTTTAGTTAAATTACCCTCTGCTTTATCAAGGGATTCTTCTACAACACTATTGGTTGCTTTCTCAGACTTTTTACCCTCAATATGAGTAACTTCATTTTCTTGTAAATGGCTTTCAGTTTGACTCACCTCACCATCTGACTGTTGAGAATTATCTAGTTTTTTGAGTTCAGCACGGACGGTATCGGCACTGGTCTTAGTAGCTTCGGTCTTAGTAGCTTCGGTCTTAGTGGCTTCGGTCTTAGTGGCTTCGGTCTTAGTGGCTTCGGTCTTAGTGGCTTCGGCTTGCTTTGGCTGCTTGCTCTGCTCACTGGTGCTTGCAATCCGCCCACGTGGTAACTTGACAGCAACACGTTTACCTTGAGCGCTGAACTTGGTTAAGTTCTTTACGTTTGAATCATTCAGTTCACTGGCAAGCACCATATGGGTCTCACCATCGTTTGTAGTGACACTTACCAAATCTTCAATATTTGGTGCGGCATTAGGTGGTGCTGTCTCTTGTGTAGAATCTGCTAAATTTTTAATGTCAGCATTCTGCAACTCATTATTAGGTGGCACATCACCTTGTGACTGATCTGCTAAACCGTTTTGCAACTCTGTAATCTGTTTATGGATCTGTGCCTTTTTCGGTACGCTTTTTTCATTCGCAAACTGTTGTTCTAGTGCTGCGATTTCTGATTTAGCATCATTTGATTGCTTGCCACCAGATAACAATGCTGGCATTTCATTGGCATAACCAAACTTCATGTCTGGAAAGTCTTGGCGTAATCCATCAACTACCGCTTTCGGTACGGCAGAATTGACCATAACCGCTTCAACTTCGGAAATATTGCGTATATCTCCAATGCCTTGCTTTGCTACAAGGGTAAATGGACCATCCCCATAAGATGAACCGCTAGACGTACCCGACATTGAAGCCGCACGACGTTCTTCTTCATTCGCTACAACATTATTTAAAGGCGCTGTAAATAAACGACCTCCACCACGGTTAGGGTCGATTCCATCGTTGAGTAATTTTTTTAGGTCTGCAACGGCAGAGGCAGGTGTGGACTTAGCCATTCCATGAGCAGAACGTGATTGCACATCCTTTGGTGAGTTTTCTAGCTCATTCCTATCGTTGTGACCCCCCTCGAAAAGATCATCACCAATCATATTCCGATTCGTGCGGTAGTGTTCCGCCCAAGCCTTGTCGCTTTCTGTTTCTTGGTATTCTTTTTTTGGTGTCTGGTTCGTACCAGGTTGATTTTTTGCAGATGCAATTTGCCATTCACGTGATACTTTTTGCATCTCGTCATAGATGTTGGTTGCATTAACATCATCACCAGCCGCTTCAAAAGCTGCGCGTTGCTTATCCAGATCATCTAATTTGCTTTGGAAATAAGCATCATCCTGAGCTTTTGGCTTTGGCTGAATCTCAAAACGTTTACCATCCTGAACTACCTGATAATCATTACCTAGATTTTTCTTATCAATGAATGCCTGAGCTTTATCTTGACTGCCAAACCATTTGTTTTGACCATCTGCACCCAAGATTGGCTGAATAGTTTCAGTCTGATCGGTTGCTGCATCGTTTGTTTCAGTTTGTCTAGCTATTGCATTAGCGTCATACTGCTGAGAAGTTGATTCACCTGCATTTTCAAGGCCTGTGCTAAATGGCTGTTTCCCATTCTGGCTTTCTAACAATTGGCGATAATCACTCGGTAGCGCATCGCTGATAGGTGTATTACTTTGCTCTTGGGTCTGCTGCATTGGCGTATAACCAAGCTGTGCAACTGGAGATGCACCGCTATCGACAGCCAAAGCTGCCGCCGATGACATTGGACCAGTATTAGGGTCAATGCCTAAACGCTCAGATAGTTTTGTTTGATCAACAATTGGCTGCTGTACGTCACTAAAAGGGCTTAATGCATTGTAATCAACAACTGGATCAGGTATATCCTGACCATACGTGTCATTAAACTGGATTTGAGATTCTAAATTACGGGATTTGGATTCAGGCGAGCTAAACTCAATTGAATTGCCATAATCTTGCTGTGTATCCTCAGTCAAAGACCATGTATCGTGCATTTGCTGTGGTTCGTAAGGGATGCCATCCGTATTTGGTTGCACCTCATCGCCAGATGACGGTTCACTATTTATCCGTGGTGGCTGATAATCAATACCGTTTTTATAGCTGAGTGGATTGGGCTGCAATCTACTTTCATCAATTACAGGGTTCGGTGGGATACCTGTTTTCGCATACACATCATCTAAATTCAGGGATGCATTAGGGGTTGTGCCAAAACCAAATAGCCTTTGCTGCTGTTCCTGTTGTTGCTGCTGTTCCTGTTGTTGCTGCTGTTCTTGTTGTTGCTGTAGCTGCTGTTCCTGTTGTTGCTGCTGCTGTTGTCGCTGTAGCTGCTGCTCATTATAAGCCCGATTATTCCGTACATAATCCATAGGAGCAGAAAAGGTATTCATCCCTCCACCCATTGCCATGCCAGCAAGTGTACCCATGACAATTGCTGAATCCACCCCCTCATCCAAAGGTTTTCCTAAAGCATAGTTCTGTAGTAATTGCTCAGAAACAGACTGTGGTAATTCTTCAAGCAAGCCCTCTGACAGCGCACCGCCGATAATGGATTTCGGGATACTTCTTAATGGTATTTTCTGAATCTCACCAACAACCTGTTGTGAATTTATTCGTCCTGATGCCATTGCCGTGTTAATGTCATCAAAGCCCATTCTCTTAGCTAGATTACCACCTGCAAATCCAAATAATGAGCCTAAAGCACCTGTGGCCAATGCTGCGCCAGACTGTTCAGGCGTAAGTGATTTATCATCAGTTTGATAGCGAATATTTTCAGCTTGAGCGCCTGCCATTACAGCACCCTCACCGACTGCACCACCAACAATCGGAGAAATGGCTTTGCTCGCCATTCCTAAGCCACGACCAATTGCACCACCAGCCAGCATTGACGGAACAGATTCAACAACTGTATTTGCAATCATTGACGGGTTTTGTAGGGCGACCTTGCCTTTTTCAATCACCTTACCTGCAAGTGATTCTTCATTTTGGCCTGCTTCATTAAACTTTTGTTGTTGTTCTTTGTATTGGTCTGTGTGCCATTCGCCTATCGCTTCTTTGGCTTGCTTAAATTGAATCGGAGTGCTTTCTTCAATAAACTTACCAACACGTCCACCAGTAGGAATATCTAATAGACCAACAGCAGTCTCAGGAACAGAGACAACTCCCTTGAGTAACGATGTACCAGCATCTTGGGCAAGGCCGAGGAAGCCTTTTTCTTGTGGTTTTTGGGGTTCTTTTTGAACAAATTGAGAAAATGGGTTTTCTTCTTTCTTTTCTTGTGGCTTAACAAATTGAGCAAAAGGATTCTCAGACATGACGCACTCCTATAATCTGCGTCTATCATGATTTTTATATATAAAATGGTCGAACCTTAGAGGGGGTAATAAAAAACCACCCGAAGGTGGCGGCATCAACTTGCTGATTTCAAAGCAAAGCTCAAAATTGAGTTTTGTAAAATCAATAGATCGTCGAATTATTTTTCGTCATCATATAAGTTCAAACGAGGTTGAGCCTGATGAACCAAATCATCCAGCTCTTTCAGTAATTTTGGTTTGGTCTGTTTGCCCACAACACTAAGAAAGCGACCTGCATCCGATAATGATGCTGTAATCTGCTCAATATGCCGCATCACCTTGCCAATCTCAACTTGAATGCTTTGACTGACACTTCGAGCAATCTTTTCCTGTTCAATAAAGTACAAGCGAACTTCACGCCCTTTTGCTGTCTTCTCGACCATAGATAACTCTTTCGCCATCCCAATAGATACAACATACTCTAAAGTCGTGACCTCACGAAATCCACCCTGATGAGGAACTTGATTTACCGATTGATAAGTCAAGTAATCAACACCCTCAACAAATCCATATTGGCTAATACGTCTTTTAATCCAGTTTTGGAAAATCTGCTTACTCTCAAGGTATAAATGCACATCACGAGCATTCACACCAAGTTGTTGTTCGTCACCAAGAGTCACATTTGAGAATTGGACAAGGTTGTTTTCAAAATTCATTTTTCAACACTCCCACACTCCTAAATAAATTAAGTGCAGGCAAAATGATTTGCACGAGTGTGTATGCTTTCTCATTCTTTTCGATGTACGGTCTAGCCTGCACATCTATCTTAAAAAGCAGTGATAAAATGGCGTTAGCCTTACAGGGGTATGGACTTTCACTCCTCTTTAAATTATCGTAATTTCAAATAATTATTATTTTTGGTGGCTTTGATGCGTATTTTATTTGGGTTAATATTTTTTCTTTCACTTACAGGTTGCTCATCAAAATGCGATGAGGGTTGTTTACTTGTTAATGGCGAAAAAATTCCTTTTGGGGATGCCGAAATACTTGTTTCTCAATGTGATAGATTTAGAAATAGCTCATCGAGGTATGATGCAGTGGGTCTTGGGTTTAATGAAATCTCAAAAAAAACAAATAATAATCCCAATTCTCCCCTTATGAATACTCACATGGTTTATGTTTTTATTTCAGAAAGCCCTTTAGTTTTCAACAGAGAAACAAAAAATGTGTTTAAAAAAACTGATGAAATAGTGCAAGCCTGTATTCAACTCAAACAAGATTTTAATAATGATAGGCTTTGGACAAAAAACTAGCCGACTTAAAGTCGGCTTTTTTAATCTTTCTTAGTTATATAACTCATTAAAGCATTTTTTAACTCTTCATCAATATTCTTTTCCATAACTAATGTTGTAACGATAGTTTTTAATATCTCTTCTTGTCTTTTAAAGCCTTCAACAATTTTATCATTTACAGAAAAATAATCATTCATCTGATCTTTTGCTTGATCTAATTTAAAGCTTGCCTCTAAGCGAGCAATTATGTCCGCATTCATTGATCTGTTATGGTCTTTGGCTGACTGAGTAATCCTATCCCTTAATTCCTCTGACCAACGAAGTTTATATTGTGGATCACGCTGATTTGCACTCATAACCATAAACCATAATTAAAAATACATGATAAAGCACCTCTTTGGTTCTTGACAATGGTCACCAAGAGGTACATTATAAATATCACCAAGAGGTACATATTATTGGAGCAGTATATGTTTGATGATGAACCACGTCCAAAACAGCGTGGAACGCAATACAAAGTGCGTTTACCAGATGAATTACACGCATGGCTAAAAGAAATGGCAGAAAAGCATGATCGTTCTATGAATTATTTAATTGTGAAAGCAGTTAAACAGCTTAAACAACAACAGGAGCTTTAAAAATGATTGCACTTGTAACCATAGATAATGATGGATTAATTCCCGTCATTGATGGCGAAATTGGTGGTGAAACTCAACCTTGTGTAGATGCTCGTACTCTGCATGGATGGTTGAAAAATGGTGATCGTTTTGCCACTTGGATTAAGAAGCGTATTTCTACCTATAAATTTATTGAAAATCAAGATTTTGCTATGGTTTCGGTAATTACCGAAATCAAAAAAGGGCGTGGTGGTAATCGTCGTAGTGTTGATTATTTACTTACTCTTGATATGGCAAAAGAACTTTCAATGGTGGAAAACAACGAACAAGGTCGCATGGCTCGTCGTTACTTCATTAACTGTGAAAAGGTTCTGCGTAAAACGGTTTTTGGCTTAATAAATCAGTTTAATAAAGCATCATTAGAATTTGATAAGTTTTGTGATATTGCATCACATGCAGGTCGCACACTTAATTTGGTTGGTAAGCAATATAAACCACAAGCTAAACAGCGAGTGGATGATTTGAAAAAACAAATCCAACCCATGTTTCCCAATTTGGAAGAACCTAAAGATGATTAATTTTGACAACAAAAAAGCCCCTGACTTTGGACGGTACGGAGCTTTAGAGTTGTTAACAAAGGAATATTAACGATGAACAATATAACCCAATTCACCCAAGACAAGCAAGTTCAGGTCAGTGAACAGCAATTACGGAGTTTGCTTGAATTTGTACGTATCGCAAATAATCGTTTTGATGAAATTTCAGCATTAACAACTGTAATTGCCGAAAAGTCAGAACTATCTCCAACAATTAAAACTTTGGCACATTTAGCTTCATCAATAGCAAATAACTTTCGAGATATTTGTGTTGAAGAATTTGATAACTTTAAAGAATGCTCACCTGACTTGGTAAAGTTTTTTGCAGAGGAGTTGGCAGCATGAATGCAATTGTTCCTGTACAAATTCACACTATGTCTAGCCGTGAAATTGCTGATTTAACAGTTAAACGTCATCCAGATGTGAAACGTGATTGTGATGTAATGTTTAAAGAGCTTAATTTAGATGTGAGCAAATTTGCTCACATCTATCTAGACACTATGAACCGCAAGCAATCTGAATATTTACTACCACGTGATTTGGTTGAAACTCTGATCACAGGCTACAGTATTAAATTGCGCCATGCTGTTTTAAATCGCTTGCGTGAATTGGAAGAAGCAGTGAAACAAAATGCTATTTCTTTACCAAACTTTTCCAATCCTGCTGAAGCAGCACGAGCTTGGGCAGATGAAATGGAAGCAAAGCAAATCGCACAGCAAGAACGAGACCAAGCAGTTGCTCAGGTTGATGTGTTGCAACCCAAAGCACAAGCGTTAGAGGTGCTATCTCAAAATAGAAATGGTTATTTGTGCCTTACCGATGCTGCAAAACATCTTCATGTGAAAGTTAAAGATTTAACAAATCTATTAGCAAATAAAAAGTTTATCTATCGTCGTGCAACCTCCAGCCCCTTAAAAAAAGGAAAATGGGCTGCTTATGAACGTGCTATCCAAAAAGGTTGGTTATTCCATGATTATGTTGCAGGTGAAAAACCTGATGGAACTGACTACGCACCTCAAGTACTTGTCACTCCAAAAGGTTTGGCTCTAATTGCGGAAATTGTATCCCAAGAAAAAGGAATATTAGTATGAGTGAGCAAGCAAAAAAATATCGTGTAATAGGTTACAGCCAAACTCGTTACAACGAAGAAATGTGGACTTTTGAGTGGAAAAGCAAAGCTGCTACTATTTTTCAATGTGACACACTCGATGAAGCATTAAATCAAGTTAAGTTTATTTCAGAAAATCACCATGACTGCACAAGATTTGAAATTGTGCGTGGTGAGTGGTATTGAAATAAAAACTTGAGGAAAAAGAAAAGCCACCTTACGGTGGCTTTTTATTTTAACCTTTTAAATATTTATCTGAAGCACCTGCTCCAAACATCTCATTAAAATAATTAGCTTGGTCTGGATTTTTACGAAGATATTCGATAGCAGCTTGAGGTATGCTTTGTTGATTTTGATTCGATGTATCAACAAACTGCTGAGTCTGCGTATCAAATAGTCGTTGTGGCTGAGTAAGTGTACCTTGCGCCTTGTCATCCCACTGCTGACCACCACCAACAGTCATAAAGCGATCTTTACCAGTATTGCCTTTACCGCCATCATAACGATTGATTTTTTCCTGAATAGACTTGCGATCTTCATCTGTCTTGGCTGCATCAAGTTGCTCGTATAATTTCTCTAATCGTGCTGAGTTGCGAATACCAAAACCTTTTTCGGTAGCATTCAGATTAAATTCTCGATTCGCTAAATCATTGGTCGCTTGGAATTTTTGTGCATCGAAGCCTAGATTTGCATTAAATCGGTTATTAGTACCTTGCTCATTTAGTTCTGTACGATAGTTCTGTCCAGCTTGCCCCATAGCTTCACGTTGTAAGGCAGCGGCATTATTAGCATCTGTTTTGTATATATCCAACGCGTCAGGGTCATTACTTGATAGCCGCAACAACATCTCAGCCTGCTTTGCGGTAGGACCACGTCCAGGGTCAATAGCTGAATTAATCTGACGTGCTAGAGCCGCTCTATTTCCTTTCTCCTCATCCGACATTACTGGGCGTTCAGGCTGTTTAGGGGTACCTGCAAAACCTTGCATACCGATATTCATTTCACGTTGAGCAATTGCGTTTTGAATCTGTTGTTCAGATGGTCCCATTTTGCGCGTATTGGCCATAAACTCATTGACACCACGAATACCACGTCCCGTTTGAATACCTGAGCTTTGTAGCTCTGGAACACCTGCCGCCCTCGCTTCTGCTGCTGCACCTGGATTAGCATAGCTAAAACTGTTTCCTTTTTGCTGAATAGCATAAGGATCAGAATTTTGCTGCTGCCCTATTGGTTGTTGCGTAGTAGGGAAATCACTTGGTTGTTGCGTATTGTTTGCTGCCTGAGCTGCTGTATCCGCTTTGGCTTTTTCTGCTGCTTTAGCTGCTGTATCCGCTACTTTTGCGTCAGGTTTAGTGGTTGGCGGTGTGGTATTAGGTTGGGTGGCTAGATTTTGCTTATCCTGATAAAATTTGCCAGCCAATCCAAGCGTCATATTATTACCTAAATCTGACGCAGCACCTAAAGCACGTACACCAAGGTCTTTCGCAAATAGCATACCATTAGAATCATCAGGATCATAAGCACCCAATCCAAAACGTTCACGATATTGTTCGGTTGGTGTGGTGGCTGTATCTAATGCTGTCACACCCAAAGCCCCGATTACACCCGCCTTACCTGCTAAACTTTTTGGCGTTGTCCCAATAGAACTTTTTAACCCATTTGATGCTATGCGCCCTACGCCTTTTGCTACCTGCCCTGCGGTTGTTGGTGTGTTTGGTGCGCTACCTATTATGGATGGGACACTATTAATCACCTTAGCGGCTCCATACGCTGCACCAGCCCCACCTAATACTGCGGCTTTGGCTTTATCAGTAGCACTCCATTCAACGCCATCTTCATCTGGGACCACTCCGCCATTTGCAAAAAATAACTCAGGCTTATTTTGACCAGGCTTAAAACCCAATTGAGGTTGATTAACAGACATATGTGTCTGATCTTTCATGGCATCAAGTGTTTGCACACCCACCTGATGAACCTGTTCAGGGGGGAGTTGGAACTCACCGTTACTAAGATTAACTGCCGTGGGACTGCCCATGTTTTTTAAATTATTAGCGCCAATCTGCTTGGTACTATCGGCAGGCATAATATAACTGCCTGCTGGTACACTTTTTTTAATACTATCAGAAGTGCCTGTACCAGCACCTTGAATTAGCCCACTTTCATCTTGCTTTGAACGTTTTTTTAAGCCGTACATGACAAACTCCCATATATATGCCATGTATGTTGTGATTTAAAGTGGATTCCGTCTAACCTTAGAGGGGGATTTAAAGATAATAAAATATAGACAGTAATTGAAAACCAAAACCTAGTTGATTAAAATCTCAATTACTGCCGTATAGGTAGCTTAGAAAGTACATGACACCTATTCAAATATGAATATCATTTCACTGCCATATAGGCAGCTTAATTTTTGGTTAGTACGAGTAATTATGGCTCGTCGATTCCGACACACCAGCACTATAACCTAACGAACTTGAACCACTACCACCAATGCTTGCTGAAACGTGCATAGCCGACAAAGCACCAGCCGCCAATTGTGCTGAATACTGTGCCATCGCTTTTTCCGCTTCAACTGCCAACTGGGTTTTTTGGAAAATCTTGCTGATCTGTGAATCATACTGTTTAAGGCGCATCTCATTATTAGAAATGCCGATTTTAGAATTTAACTCAGCAAAACGAGTCTGCATTTCGGCATTTGACATACCAACACGCGCATGAATATCAGCATTTTTGCTTTGCATATCTGCAACAGCAAGATTGGTACGAGTCTGCATATCAGCATATTTAGCTTGCACATCCGCTTTGGCAGCATACATACGGGCATTTGACTCAGCAACGCGAGTCTGCATTTCGGCATTTGACATACCAACACGTGTCAGCATATCGGCGTGCTTCACTTGTGCGTCAAGATTGGCAAGCTGTGAACGGTTTTGTATATCCAAAAACTTGGCCTGTAGATCAACATTAGATATGTTAATACGAGCATTCGTATCGGCATACTTTGAATACATATCCGCATTGGCGATTTTAAGATTGGCTCGAATCTGGGCATTTTTCCCCTTCGCATCTAACACCCCCAACTGCATACCAACTGCCGTTTTAAATGCTTCGATCTGGCGAACATAATTATTGGTTAAATCCTGACTGGCTTTCGACTGTTCCTGTAATAATGTGCGACGGTAATCCAGATCAGACTGGTAGCGCTGTAGATCAACCTTAGCAGCCTCAAGTTTTAAGCCTTGCTGCTTATTTTTTACATCTGCCTTTGCGCTCAATCCTTGAACACTAGCAACATAATTTTTTGCCATTGTTTCAAATAGGCCGAGTCGCTGACTCTCTGACTGTACCTGTGCGCCATATAAATCAACTTTTAATTTTTCAATATTAGATTCAGTTGAAAACCCATCCACTTCTGCCTTATATAAGTCAAACTGGGTTTTAGCGGTATCCACTTTTAGTTTGACTGCATCAATCATCGCTTTGTAGATTTCCACATTCGCCATGACTGCTTCAAATTTCTGCTTATATAAATCAATGGCAAACTGACGAATTTTTACTTCAAAACCCGTATATTCAATTTGAAGACGAATAACCTCCATTTTCTTCATGGTCATCTCAATAAAGTATTTATAGATTTCCATAAAATACTTGGTCGCATCTATACGAAGTTGAAATGCTTCTTTTAATTCAGCTAGATGCATCTTTGCAAAATCAGACTTTAATTGAATAATATCCAGTTCATGTTTTTTCTTCTGCATGAAACGATCATACAAGCGTTGCTCAATATCGAGACAGCGATCAAAGACCAAACGCACTTCCTGAATTTTCTCTTTAAATGCTTCAACGGCTAAAGCGCGTGACGCTTCTGATGCACGCAAATTACCCTGCGTGCGAACATAGTCAACACGCTTTGCCATAGCTCCCTGTGGCATAGAAAATCCACGTGCAGCCCAGTCTTGATAAACTACCTTAATCTCGCTTTGGGTAACACGATTTTCCCTGTCCAATACAGCATCAATGCTTTGCTGTTCTATCTGTTGCTGTACACCTGACCAAGGTGTCGCTTCACCAGTTCTCCACCTATCAAGCATTGTTAAAAAAAACCATTCGGAAGCAACTAATTTCCTTCGCTCAAGTTCATTATAGTCACGTATAAAAACTTTGTATGCCTCAGACCGTGCTTCCTCTAAAATGCTATGTGTTTCATCGACTGACTCAAGACAACTATCAATAAATTCTGTTGTTTCCTCTTTAATATCATCGTTTGTTTCATCCACATTCTTGATGAGTTCATCAAACCCCTTATTAATTTCTTTAAAATCAAGTTTAGGCAACTCTATTTCTTTATCGAACTTAGGAAACTCAGGAAATTTTGCAAGCGTAGGAAATTCTGGAAATTCTATTTCATCAAAAACAGGCTTTTCAGGTTTTGCCAAAACATTCAAAGCTGGAGCAGCAATTTCGGTTGGTGTTGTAATAAATGGAGCTTGTGGCAACTGAAAATCAGACAAATCCAAATCAGTTAAGATTTTATTTAAATCAACTGGCGCAGGCATATCGCCAATTTGAAAAACATCCTGACTAGGGAGTTCTGGCACAGTTAGAGTCGCCATATCAAATACAGGGTCATCTATCTCAATCTCATCCATTTCTGGCGACTTAAGCAATCCAGGTAATACAGGCAAATCAACACTAAATGTAATTTCAGGAATCTCTATTGGTTGAGGTGCTGCTATTGCTTGCATCTCGCCAAAATCCAGTGTAGGTGGCGTGACTGAGGGCAAGATAAAATCAGGAGGTGTAATTAACTGATAATTTGGTGGTAAATTATTGTTGTAGTCCAGTTGTGGCGCTTCGGGTAGATCATCACCTGTCAGAATATCTGTTATAGCATCAAGAGAAGCATTGAGTTGACTCGTATAAGCAGATACACGACTCTCAAACAAACGCATTTTATCTTCAACTTGCTCTGTTGCCTTGTCCACTACACTTAACGTTGGAATTAATACAGGAATACTCACAATTACACTCTCCGTTTGGTTGGAGTCAAATCAATGCTTAAATCATTAATATAGCCTGAATGACCGCTAATCTTAAATTCAAAGGAAAAATGCCGACCACGCAAGCCACGCCCAAACAATACTCGACCATTGGTTAAATAGTCGGCCTGCTCGTTTGGTAACGGATAATAATAAGTCTGCTTTGTGCCACTTTGTGTGGTGGTCACGCCCACTTCCAGCTTTTTAGAAATACCTGATAATTGGTATTCAAGATATGCGGCAACGGGATGAACGAGCTGACCTTGCCCTATATCGAGCTGACCAGTCACCACTTTGGCATCAACTTCGCTATCTGCATTAACTCTAAAGACTCCACTGTCATTAATGCCATATAACACCCCATCAATGACAAGCATGTCATGGAACTGATAGCTGTCGTAACGTGACATTGCCCACGTGTCCACATTGGCGGTCCACGCAAAACCGCGATAACGCTCACCTAGTACCTCATCATCAAGAAACAGCAGTTCATTGATAAACTGTTTGGCGTAGCATTTTCCTGTTGGCTGCTCCACAATCGCCAGATTCTCATAAATCCATTGTTTAGCTCGACGTACTTGCTTAAATTCTTCTATAGGGTTAAGCACGTCCACAACATACTGCACAGCAAATAAACGCTGTAGATAACGCTCTGTAAAGCCGACATGATCAATAACCTGTTGGTAGAACCGCCCTACTCCCTTATCTTTAATGCCAATACGTTCATAAACCCTGGACTGGGTGTGTCGGGTACTATGCCATGTATCAAGGTTGGTAATCCTTTCATGCATGAATGAACGAATCTTATGCCGAGCAAAAACGTCAGTAACAACCAAGACATCAGTCACATTATCCCGATAGCGTGGGCGATTGAAATGGTCGCCAACCTTAATCCTGTCGGTAATCCTTGAAACACTATGCTTGCGGCCCACAATATTCTCAGACACAACCAGTATGTCCTTGGTGGCACCCATATAATGTTCACGATGACTATTGGCGGTATCAATCACATCGGCAATCAAAGTCTTGGTGTGTAAACGTGCCTTGACGCGATCATCTACAATGATTTTTTCAAAAATATGGTCAATGTGACGCTTGCGCCCAGTAAAAGTATCGACCAAGGCAATCTGGTCATTTAATGCCTGAATCCTGCGGTCAACAATCTCATCCGCAGCCATAACCTCATCAGCATTATGAACTACGATGATTGATTTAACATTTTCGGTGACACGTATCACTTCATCAGCAACAACCGCCTGCTGTCCCCATGTGCTATTGGAATAAGCAATGATTTCGTGAATATCATCCCGATAGTAATTACTCATTGATTACTCCAATAAAATGGTAAGCAGCTTTATGTTCAACTAAACTGGTATATCCCCATTTACAGCGACGGTTATACTGGTCTGTTTCAGATATGTTGGCATATTCACTATCCCCAAATACAACCTTACAGGCATCCCGATAAAAATAGAAAGGTGTACCACCTACATCGGCAGGTGAGAAAGAAAAGTACCATGGTTCAGGTAAATTTCGATGAATCACAGGTGTACCAGCATTCCCGTAAGCAATACTTACACGACCTTTTTGGATATTCGATTCATGCTCACTTTTATCGAAAGGTTCAATCGTAGGGCCTTCACCGCCAATAGCCACACCTCCTGCATGATGAACCCCCGAAACCCTGTCTGTATAAGGTGAACATATTGCGCTTACATCCACATACCCGTTACCTACACCGAACCAGTCACCTGAGTCAGCAAAGTCGCTGTATTCGCTTGGGTTATAATTGGGTGGACCCGAAATGTACACATAGTCACCTGTTGTCGGTTGAGGTTCCCCTTTACCCGCGACACCTATCCAATGGAATATAAAGTCGTATGTCCACATCATATACGATGTCGGGTCAGCCATAGAGTGTAACGTGTGTTTCTCTTTTTTAGATTTCGATTGAGTGCTTTCTTGGAAGGCGTACAAGATGCAGTCCCTGTTAAAGTTCGGCACACAGATTGCGCAATCCATACCGTCACCTGAAATACTATCTGTGACAGTTACGTGCTTATAGTATCTTGCACGGCTCAGTAAACCGTTCATCATCAACACACCAGGTGTCTTATACAAAGGGTTACCGTAACCTAAGTCTGTACCGACAATTGAGGTGTGTGTTTTGCTCGGACTTGCCAATCTACGATCGTCAAAATCGGATGTATAAAAATACCCCATTAAACCTGTGGAACCAGTTGTTTCCGTTTTTTCCCATTGACCAACGATCATTACATCCTCAAAAGTGGATTGCACTTTTTTATGGAATGTACGGTCATCAATGAAGAATTTAACGACTTTAAGCTGATCATCAACATAACAACCAAACATAACCGTATCACAACGTACAAACTCTCCTTTGTAATCAGGAGAGGCAAATATAAATGATTCACATCCTTGCCCTGTTAATTCAGGAAACTTTAATCGGCCCATAGAGGTAGGATATTGTTTACCTAACAACCAACATACTGCACCGCTTGATACTCGTGTCACACTTCCTGAGTGTGATGCAATGGGCTTTACTTCGTAATTATCCCAATAATCCACATCAACGGACGTAACGCCCAAGGGATTGTATAGGGTGGTTAATGCCTGCTGATAAATATCTTCCTGTGGCACCCGACGCAACTTATACATAATTGCTAATGTCTTTTGCTCGCCTTTGGGTAGCAATGCAGCCAACTTATTTAAGTATTGAGAAATTACTTCAACATAGTTGCTATCCACATCTATTTTACCAAGCCAGCCTTCTTTCTGCGCTGGCACCAAATTTAACTTAATCTTGTATCCATAAGCGTACATTAAGCCATTATCAGCATATCCCCAACAGGTGTTAAATCCCTCATGTCCCTTTGAATTAAACGACCATCCACACGCCATATACATGGCTGAATAATTATAAAAATCAGCCGTATCACATACTTTAATCACAACCCCAGCTCTGCGCCATGACTGGAAATCTTGCCCAGTAGGAAAGCTCTCCCCACTTGGCATTCCACCAAAACGATCCAATATCTTCAAAATTTCATCATCACTCACTTCTTCGATATATTCACGAAATGCTTCGGTAGTCGTTGCAGGTATAAGTGGTAAAGGCATTGCCCAAACACCACTTGGATCAATTTGTATTAACCAAGGTTTATTTTCACTATCAAAAGAAACAAGATGAGTCTTGCCGAACTTATAATCGTATTGAAATTGGCCATCAATGTTGGGTAAACCTGAATAACCAGGCAATCGAACTCCATCCAATTCGCTTGAAATTCTCTCAATGTATTTATCCGTGATTTTAAAACTTGCTCTTTCAATAGGTGTATCTGGCAAATTATTTACGGCTTGTTTTCCGTAGCCACCAACAATCTGCATCACCTCTGCCATCGCACCGCTATACCATGTAGGGCGTTGTTTTACATACTGTGTATGCGTATAAATACCTGTATAATCAGGTTTGAAGTAATAAAATTTTGGATGATATTCAATAAAAAAACGTTCTAATGCTACATCTTTGGCTGGAAACTCTGACTGTGCATCAGCATAACCAGCTAATCTTCTTCTTGCCTGTTCTGTCAGCTTAATACCAACTTTTTTATCTTCAGTTCTAACAATCGCCTTGGTAATCACACCACTGTAGAGCATTGGAACATATGTTTTTGCGAAACCATCCAGTTCAAACTCATCAAACGATAGTTCTTTATGGGCTATGGCTTTAAGAATACCGCCCATATCTTGCAAAATGACATAACCGCCATCAGGCAAGTTCTTGACCTGCCTGATGCTGTCTAAGTTGGATAGGGTCTTTTGGTTTGTTAGCTTTTTAAGTTCCTGATCAATAAACAACTGGTCACGATCACTTAACTTACCATCCAGCACCAAAAGCCCATAAGGACGTGGGCTGTGCATCGGTTTATGCGGCAGTGAAACTTAAACGGTAGCCGATGTCATAAACATCACCATCTTGGAATGTACGAGCTGCACTATATTTGGTTGCAGAAATTAACGTCCCTGATGTACCACCTTTGGTACTATTGGTGAGTAATGCTGCACCTGTTACATTCAATTGTGATGATGTTGCAATCGTCACCGATGCAGTGGCAGTAAAATTGTCAATCTGGTTGCTTGTGGTATCAGTTGGTGTCCATTGTGGACGTGTGGCATTGGTGTACCCCTCAGTCATGCTGACGATTTCAGATGACACCGCAGCAAAATTTGCAGCAGTCCAGTTTGCAGCAGGTGCTGTTGCCCCACTAAACAACGCAAGATAGTAGCCTGATGACTTGGCTTTACTGCCCATTGCTACATTCAGCAGATGAGCTAAACCCTCATTGACCACAAGATTGCAGGTATGTTGCCATTCCCCACCATTAATGCGGTCAAAGTATTCGCCCGAAACCAGAATACCCTGACGTGGAAGATAAATTCCGTTTGCAGTGTAGTCATAATTCTCTCGACCTAAATCGGAGGCAATAGCTTGTTGTAACTTGTGGTCCATGACATAAGCCTTTCATTGAATAAATCATGGTTTAGCCTAACGCAGTAATTATTCTTCTTCCTAGCCTTACAGACCTACCAGACTTTGCGGTGATTCCATGTAGCGTCCCTGCATGTAGCTCAATGATTTGTCCTGTTGCCGTACCTATTACATAGCCGTTTTCAGCCAGCCATAATGCAGACTTTGCACCACCTTGTGAAATATCACTCCCTACAAGGTCACCATCAACACTTATGGCACTGAATGGGACAGGTGGATGCGCTGTTTTTCTAATAAATGTCATTTCATCAGGCTGTCTACCACTCAAAAAAACCACATGATCAACTTGTCCAACCCATATTCCACCCTCTACAGGCACAAGAAACGTAATGCGTTGAGGTAACATCACAAAGCCATACTTTTCATCATGCAGATGGTAAGCCATAGGTTCAGAAAAATAGATGATATTTTTATCCGCAGTAATCAAACGACCATTCCAGTAATCGAAATATTTACCAATCGGCATTGGTGAATAATTCTCAAACTGTGCTTCAAAACCAAGCTTGTCCACAGAAAGAATATCAATGGCGGAACCCAGGTCACTGATGTTGAAATCATCATAATGTCTAAGCACGCTACCATTTGTTGTTGTGATATAAACCCTTACCGCATCAACATCTAGTGGATTCAATTCAAGAATATTGATCTGTATTTTTTTTAAACTATTGATTGCAAAATCAGGATTGCTTTGTTTGAGGTCATTATCAATTTTAATCAATCGTGATTCTGACAACCCTGACTCTTTACCATTTTTTAGACATGACATGGCAATCACATAGTTGCCGTGTGGCAACTGTCCGCCATCACTTAAAACAGGTGCATTACTAAAATAAGGTACAGGGACATTTAAAGCTGTTAATGCAACACCATCAAAGACAAATAAATCAATATCAGTACAGATATACACTAGATTGTTGATAACTTGATAACTCACAGACTGAGCCACAATATTTTCACCTAGTATCCTGTGGCTCCAATCTAAAGGGCTTACCAATACGACATTATGATCCAGTGTTGCAAATACATCCCTATGCAATGGGCTTTGCCAAATATTTTTAAAGTTCAGCTCAGACACCTGAGAAGCACCCTTACGCAAGGCAATACGCCCCGTATCTGAAATATCGACATTCAGCGCATCACGGACGAATAATTTAGGCGCATCACCACCACGCTGCAAACTGTCATCGCCAGAAACATTGTTCATCCCTGAGATCGGAAATAGTTTTATGCCTGCCATTAAAAAGCCCCTTTTCTGTACTGATCTGCATTACCATCTGGACGAATATAATGTGCCGCAGGGTTTACATTAGGCACGCCATAGCTTGATAACACAAACCCTATAGGCTTGATCAACAGTTCTGGTATAGGTAAATCATTCCGAATGACGCGCATTCTCTTATCAAAAGCCGTGTAGTCATACTCACAGGTGAATGATTCAAAACCCGCCAATGCGACCTCTCGAATGCGATTTGAAATCCAGGCTTTCCCAAACTCCTGATTTTCAAATCCACCATAATTACCCTTAACAAGCTCACCCACACGCAAACCTTGCCACATGAACGGGGTATCACCACTTTTTTGCGTTCCCATTTGCTGAGAGAACAAGCCACTCGCCTTCAAGGTTCTATGATAATGTGAAACCCAATTGACTGATGAAATACTTAATGAGTTAAAACCACTTGGTCGAATCGTTCTATGTAGCTGCTCATTCCGTTGTAATGTAGGTCTTCCAAATAAAGTCATTATAGAAGAACTAAATTGAATGATTTTTTGAGTACCATCACCAATAGAAGGCCAGCCCATTCGATATGATTGAAGTCCTTTTACATCAATATAACGCTTTCTTAACTGTATTTTATGCGCACTATCTAAACGACTTTGATTACCTAAGCTAGTAGCTATTTTTCTGTGTTGCAAAGTTACGCTTGAGCGACCAAAAATCTCTCCAGGAGGATAGCTTGTGTTTGGGTGTTCGTTGATGTAGTCAATTCCACGATCAATAGGATGGTTGATAATGGCCTGTAATGGTGCGTTTTTTACTGCATAAATGGTATGTGGTGATAATCTTGGCGCACCAACGGTTATTGTAGAATCAATTCCCTTTCCAACAGATATGGTTCTATTTTTTAAGGCAACACGTGGCATTTGTTTGAAATCAGGCATACTGATTCCATACTCCATCAAAATACCATTGGATTGAAGGTGCTGTTCACCATATCGCGTTGCAATAAAACCTTCTGTAAAAATTACATTCGTTTTCACGGTAGGTATTGAGACTTGAGCGTTCAACCTTGGTGGCGGTTCAATACCATGACCATCTTTTTCCTCACCATCTATTTCAACTGCATCCAACCATATATATTGTGGATAATATGGCGGTACGCCTGTTTTGGTGACTTTAGGTCTTGGCACATTCCACTGAGTAAATCCATTCACTAAGAGCTGTCGATCTCTAAATGCTATTTCACTTCTACCCCATAAAACCGTTTCGCTGCCTTGCTGTAACAGTTCACGCCATTGTGTACGAATACTAGACTGTCCAAATTCTTCGCTGTTGCGTCCACGTGTTCCTAACTCTGGCGTAACGTTTTTAAGGGTTGGATACCCGTAAGCATCTCGCATAGTCCAACGTGGAGTAATGATATTCCAATGAATGCTTAATGATGGATTGCCAAAGGCTTGATAGTCATCAAAACGTCCAACTTCTTCAATATAACGTGTGTATAGATGGACTGAATGTATAGGGATATAAGGTGGAGCAATGGCATATCTATGTTCAAATGATAAAGTCCTGATTCGATCAGCAATCATCGGCGTGCCCATTTCAAGACTTTCAAAATTACCAATACGATTGAAATATCTTCGAGTATTTAGAACAGTACCTACACCAAAGGTATCGGCTTTAAAACCTTTCTGAGCGATAACAGACGCTGCATTATAAATTGCAGACCAACCACTTATATATGGCGCTTCCATGCCTTGTAGTTTTAAAGAACGCACACGGTCAGCAATCATTGTTCGACCAAAGGTCAATGCGCTCAATCCACTTGGAGACAATACACGCGCTTTGTTTTCAATGTTTGGCTCGCTTATGCGTGCACTATTACTACCAATAGCACCAATGGTTTTGTTTCTATTCTCAATGTTTGTCCAACCCGTCCATTTAGGAGGTGTTAAACCGCTATCAACATCGTAGTACATTTCAATGTATTGGCGTAAATTCCAAAATTTATGCGTACCAAAACGATGACCACCCTCTTGACCTGTGGTTAAAAAGCCATTTGGTTTTATATATTTTTTCCATAAATCTATAATTGTTAAACCAAACGGATTGATGAAACCTTGCGGATAAATCGACTGGCTTTCAGGAATAATACGACTGCCAAACAATGTTGCAACATATCCAAAAGGTTGGATATGCTGTGTACCACCTACACGATGAATAGGTATGTTCGGATAAGTTATAGAACTTGGCGATAATGACCGTACCGCATAAGATACCCACGCACTGCCACCATAAACAGAATGAATTGAACCCTTAGCGAGTATTGTTCTACGCCCATGTTCTACACGTGGCGTTCCGTATCCATCGTTAAAGATACCTGTTAGCTTTAAATACCTTGCAAAGTGCCAAACAGTAATCTCACCAATGGCAAGAGAATCACGTCCAAGTCCTGCATAAATAGAACGAGTTTTGTTTGAAACCCATGTGGAGCCAAAGGTGCTTTGATTAAATCCGCTAGGCTTTAACTCAGGAGTCTTGATAAGTGTATGTGTGCCAAGTTTTGGTTGATACCAACCACTTGGCTTAATGGTGCGAATGCGATAACCAATGGCAGAATTTAAACCATCAAGAGAATAAATTCCAATCGGTGTAATAGACGGTGTTTTGTTGTAAATGTCGGTTATGCCAAAACTTCTTGAATCAAAACCCTTTACTTCAATAGTGCGTCGAGTGCTTTCAACAACACCCCAATCACTGAATGCTTGCGAATAAAACCCTGATGCTTTAATTATTCTTCTAGTATTTTTTGCCGAAATGTCACCAAAAACACCGCCAGCAATTACTGTATTTACACCAGTTACATATATTTTTTGAGTAGGGTCAAATACTTTCGGATAGCCCGATATAAATGCTTCAACTTTAGCAGGCTGAATATAGCGTGGACTATGTGAAATCCATGCCACGCCATAAGATGATGCATCAAAACCTTTAGGAGATGGATTACGTTGTACCCATGCTGTGCCAAATGGTGCAGGTGATATGCCGAATGTATAGATAATACGTGGTGATACGTTTGGACCTAGTATTACTGGAGGTGCAATACCAAGTGATGGAGAGCGTAGATCAACATACTGATCAGCACGCGTATTTAAAACGTTTGATTGACCGAAGACTTCCGAATTAAATCCTCGACCTGTGACATATTTTACGCCACCTTGTAGATAGGCATTACCGTATCGTGATGGCGTGAATGCAGCAGCACGAATATACTGTCGCAGGTTGTAGACTTTTGATGGAGTTCCAACCGATAACGCACTAAACCCACTAACTTTAATTTCTCTATTAAAGTTCCAGACATAAGCAGCGCCAAAAGATGCAGCGTCATAACCGCCAACATTTTGAATATATTGTCGTAGGTTGTAAATTCTAGGATTGCTAAATCCTAGTGCATCAAAGCCATAAGGTTTTAAATATTGGGTATCGTTACGGACACCTGGCACCCCGATACCGAAATCGGCAAAACCATTTACGCTGACACGACGATAACCCAGGCGAATGAATACACCATCATCACCAAAGGTTTTGCTTTCAAAATGTTCCGGGTAAACGTATTGCGTATTACGTGCTGGTGGTGCAATTTCACCTTCTTCGCTTTCAAAATGAAAACCAATTGCATCACCTGATGGCGGTGTATAGCGTTCTGTGAATTGAAAACCTAACTCATCCCCTTTTGGTGGAGTGTATGGTTTAGCACTAAATTTAAAACTAAGGCGATTACCATCCGAAGGTAGATAAGGTTCGGTAAAGTTAAAACCTAAATTATCGCCTGCGGGAGGTGTATAACGTACAGTCTTAAACTTGAACCCCAAACGATTACCCTCAGGCGAAGCGTACCGAGTATCAAATTCAAAGGTAAATTTTTCATTGTTCGGCACATACTTAGCCATGTGGGGGTTGACCTTACACTTTAGGTTTTACATTGGAGAAAATAATATCGTTATAACCCTCCACACGACAAACCACATCGTACCGATAGCTCAGGTTCAAGCCGTCGATGCGCCACTGGCCCGTATTGTCTGACATTGTTTTAGCCACTAACACCCCGTCACCCTGAGGTACTGTAGCTGTTCTCAATAGAACTCTGATTTCCCCAACCGAAGGTCGCCCCTCAACAATGATTAAATAGTCGGGAAAGCTACTACTAAAGTAACCATTACCGCCTTTGGGTATGAAGGGGGTATATCGACGATTAAAGCCGATATATGCGAAAGCGTTAGGGGGTACAACTGAAAACGTTTGCTCGCTCATTAGTCACCCCAAGGTAGAAGCATGACAGGGATTTTTTCTATGGGTGTTACACCTGGTAACCAATTGGTTGTTCCGAAACCATAAGATGCGAAATATTGTCGATCACCGTTACCGTCAAGATTTACAGTGACAATACCCATATCACCGACAGCACCTGCATGGACACATCCCGCAGGTATAGGTAAGCGTTCACCTTCGACTGTGGTAAGCAATTGAGCTACACGCACACCATATTTATCCGAAACAACGCCCGACTCAGTAGCAGCACTGACGCTTTGACCCGCACCCATATAAACCCATGTACCGTCTACAGTGTTTATTAACCACTTACGCTGTAACCCCATACTGTCGATATTTAAGTACATGTTTCCTACCTCCTGAAGGTATGACCCATTGGCGTTCATATTGCGTGGTAAGAACACAATGTTGTATGCGTCACTCAATTTGAAGATCGCTATATTCGATGTGGAAATACCTGTCTTATGGGCGATAGAAGCATTGCCGTTTTGTATTGCGTCCAAACTCATAGAGTCCGAAGTAGTACAAAAAACGAAATGATCTGACGAACAACTTACCCGTAAAGTTAGCTGTACACCTGTGCGAATACCTCCGTAAGAAGCATCCCAATAACCCCCCCAATTATCGTTCTTGGGATTCAGTGTTATAGGGTTTAAAAAACCACCGTATACATCAATATCTTGAGCATATTGAAAGCGAGCCAAAACACAACTTCTATTAGGTGTATCCCCTGTCTCCAGAACACTAACTTTTAAATAGAAATTTAGCTGGGGGTGGCGAAAAACCTTATACCCTACCTCATAGCTTTGCTGAGTAGCCGTGTTCTGAGTTTTAGCTGTCACAACAACATCCAAAGGGTCTTCAGAGGCTGCAACAACAAGTCGATTACATTGACCAGGTATGATGACATTAGACACCTTAATCATCCCTGAGCCTTCAATAGCGTCGAATATAGTATTGCCCGCAGTCGCAATGTCCAAAGCGGTCAATGTACTGCGAGCTTTTGAATAAAAGAACGTACTTACAGTTCCCATTACTTACTCCACAAAAGGTTTAATGTTTGACATGATTTTGATGCTATGCTTGGTCGGAATTACTGACTTTCAATCAGTTCCCCATAAATGGTTTCATTCTTCCAATAGCCTTTTTGATCATGCCATTTTACATATTCATCAAAAAAGTTTTGTTCCCCATAAGAGTGAATACGGTCTTGCACATAACCCATAATCCATTCCATGACATTACCAACATGACCATATTGGCGACCTGCAACCTCTACTGTATACATTTGAAACTTGGGTAGATGAATCAAAATATGCCAGTCGATTTTTTTAATATCACTGGCATATAAATCAGCCTTAAAACCTGCGACACCTACGGATTGTGTAGGTGGTTTTATAATTTCACTCATACTTCTACACCACCTATATCATCTTTAAGATCAATGAAATCCCCTTTCATTTCAAAGATTTTTCTTGCGGAATTATCCCACGTAACGTCAATGTTGCCGCCATTTGGGGTGACAGGTAAAGAAACTGCTTTGTCGATAAACCCGATAAGATGATGCTTTTTACAGTCTTGATAAATTAAAATTCCTGTTATGTCGTTTCCAGAAACGCAAGGAAAGGAAATATCGTCAGCATCAAACACGTAATCTTCAAATGACTTATTTTTAAGCTCTACTGGCTCACTTGAAATATTTATTTTGGGTATCTCAGATAAAAATTTATTGTCTTTATCTGGCGTAAAATAACCATTTAATAAGACAGCGCAGATTCTATCGCTCTCTAGGTTAAGTCTTTTTTTTATCAGCAAGGTTTTAACTTGATTGAATATAAAACTCATGCAACTTATCCTCCAAAGCCTTTTGTACTAAAAGCAATTCATGCTGCTGTATATAACCTGCCAAATGTTCACAAGGTATAATGAATCTCCCATGTTGCTGTGCGAACATAACAACATGGGACTTGTGCGGATTCTGCTTTTAAACCTTAAAAATCTTATTTGTCATCTGTATTCGCTTGAGTTCGTTACGCTCAAACCGCCTTTAGGGCTGCTGCAACTTTCATTGCAGATTAGACTATATCTTCACCTCTAATGAGGGCTTGGCACTTCGGATTACTTAATCCTACGCCTTGCGGCTAGTCGTTGAGGCTTCACCTGTACGGTGCTTGCCTGCTGATTACCCAATCCTTAAACTTTTCAACCATTCACGCTTGCCATTTCTAGCTACGTTGTAGGGTTAAGGCTCTAAGGGCTTTCCAGCATTTCACCAAGTTTTCAATGTTAATCACTTAACAAAGTGGCGCAAACTTCACCATTATCCCAAGTTACGATTATCAACAGCATTCAGTATAGTTCGCTACGTTATACCCGTTCCTTTCAGAACCGCTTATGCTTTCACATAAGTTCAGACTATATCATCACCCTAAGTTAGGGGCTGGGCGCTTCGTGCCGCTTGGCACTACGAGTAAAACTCTAGTCGTTGAGGTTTCATCATATTGCAATAGCAACTTAGACGCTTACCTGCTGATTGCCTAATCCTTACCGTTTTTAAAACCATGACGTTTATCTTTTCAAATTCCGCTTTGGTCGTAAGGCTCTAAAGGGTTTCCAGCATTTCACCCAGTTTTATGGGGACATAATACGTTTATCCCCACCGTTTGGCGTAATCGGTCACGCTGCCAAACGATTGCTATCAATTACTTGATAGAGGCTCACCGAATTTAAGCCTGTCGCAGTGTCAATATAAGCAATCAACGGACTTGTGCTTTCTGTACCTGTATCAGCATAAATCACAATTGCTTCAATTGATGCACCTGATACTGCTGTAAATGTCACATCAGCTCCATCAGCTGCACCGCCAGTAGTAGCTTTAGCAGTCAAAGTAACTGGACCTGCAATACGTGCCGATGTTGGAATATCAGACAAGTATTGGTGAACCGCTGTTTGTGGTGTATATGCACCTGTATCAACCAAGATGACCTTAATTGTGTCGGTCATCCAGTTAATTTGTGCCTCTAAAAAACGCTGCCGTGCAAAGTCAAATAGTGTGTTTGCCATGTGCTTGAGTCTCCGTAGCTGAATCTGAAGCACTCATGCGCTCATGTTTAATTTCAATATGATTATCTGCTTCAACACAAATTCGAGCCAAACGTCCAGATTTTTCAAGTAGCTGAACTTTTGTCTCGCCTATATGCAGCGTATCGCCAATTTTTATATCTAGGTTGAGTTTGCCCATCTTGTGCATCTTCATAACAACATGGGCTAAGTATGGAGGGGAATATTTAAATGCTCACGCCTTACAGGGGTTAAAATAATTATGGAAAAAATGGTTGCACCACGTGTGGAACATCTTCACGGGTCATTCGACGCAGATCGCTATCAGGGCGTGGACCAAAATAATCAGTAAAGGCCTGCTCTGCAATTGCTGCTCGGTTCGGGTCAAAGAACTCAGAATCAGGTACGCTAAATGCCCGATACAACGCCCAATTGATTAAATGCACATGATGAATCTGGTTAATTTCTGGAATATCGGTATCATTCTGCATGGGTGAGAACGGAACACGATAGCCCTCTAACTGCAATTCACCCGACACATCGGGAGTAGGGACAAGCCTAATCGTTGTATCATCCTGAATAGCAAACTGTGGCATCCCATTTAAACGCCTCCAATTTTCAGGACCATATCGCTGATCTAAATATTCTGGAGAAACAAGAGATAAGCTAGAGCCACGAAATCCGTTATCTGGTTCAAACCAAACTTGCGTTAATTCATAAAGTGATGGGTGTAATTGATATTGTGAACTACTTGCCGTTACAGCGATTTTACATACATCTGGACTCTGACTTTCATGCAATAGTCGTGAACGTATACATGCTTCATTGACTGCATCATTTAGCCATGCAATAACATCAATATCTTCATTGAAATAAGGTTCTACCTTATCATTGGCATCTACACGAAAACGACGTAGCAATTCACTTAATACCATCAGACCACTCCAAAGCTATGTACTTTCTCAATAGCGATAGCCTGTAGGTCGGCAAGTTTCAGATTTTCCTGAATATCATCACCATAACGAGCCTTGATGTATTCTTTTACAGAATCCTTAGTTCGCATACCCTTGATGGCTTCGATTTCATCAAAAATCTTATCTTCTTGCTGACGTTCTTCTTTCTGTTTTTGCTCTAAAGTTTTAGCAACCGCATCCTCAACTAATGCAGTATTCTCTGACCCAGCATCGACACGTTCAAACTCGGTATGCGCTAAAAACTTCAATGCAGTATCTTCTGGCAGAACGACTGTTTCTCCACGCTCAAAAGTAAGACCTGTGCCGTACAAATGGTCCTTGAAGCGCTCACGTGTTTTGTGAATATATCGAACACCTACACCAACAATCTGTTTTTTAGTAAGTACCGCAGTAGACTTCTGACTATCCAAAATCTGTTTTTGCAGTTTAACCAATTGGCCACTTAGCCCTAAATAATCATCTGGATCAGGCAAGTCTTTAAGCAAATGAACTACGGTTTTAAGTAGATGGTCCTTTGCTCGCTGCTCAGGTGTCAATTCTGCATAAGGTAAAATATTTGGATGGGTTTTATTCGCCAAGTCTTTGACTTCACCATATACCCAGCCATTTGCTTCCTTGTCTTTCAACCATTCTTCATGTGATTGTTCAGGTGTTGCATCAGGATTTGCAAGATGCATTTCTACACCAGCAATCGCACTGTTACGCTGCCAATCTAGCGCATCATCCCAAGCAAGCTGTTCATCACCCATAGATGCACAGTAGGCGACATTAATACTGTATGCGATTGCTGCAATCAAACTAATTTTCATTTTAACTCTCCAAATAAAACAAAGGGATAGATAATCTAAAAGTCACCTATCCCTATAATTTATCCACTGGAACCTATTAACGAGGACCAGTTAATTCACCAGACACTACCACCTTAATATCGGATGCCTTTGCGTTGGCAGCACCACCAGTGGTTAAGGTCAAAATGGCATCCTTGGGTAATGTGACCAGCTTCGTTCCATTTGCTCGTAATCGCGCTGCACTAGATAAAGCGCCAGCATTGATAAAATATGCTGCATCCTGCGGTGCTTCCGTAGAATCAACGCCATCAGCATATTTAAAGCCTAATGAACCTGTGACTGTTGCAGACATTGCAGTGGTGATAATCACTTGAGCATCATCTAAACGCATACCACCTGGTAATAACCCAAGTTCAATGACATCCCCTGATGCAACTGCAGCTGTAGAATTTGAATCAATTACTGCGCCTGCTGCGGTTGTCGCTAAAGTAAATGCCAATGCAGTTAAGTTACCAAACGGTGCTGCGCCACCAAACATAAGCGGATTACGCTTGCATTTAATTGTTGCCATGATTGAAATACTCCAAAAAATTAAAGAAAGGCTGTACAGTCACTTCGACCATACAGCCTGTAAATTAAGAACCTTGCAGTTTCACCACGGTATCAACCGTAACAATGCCGTGATCGGTGTATTGGAACTCGCTACCATCGCCATTTACATCGACATTGAAGCGGATTTTCTTCACACCACGAATTGCACCCACCAGCAACTCGGCTTTATCACCATGATCCAGTTCTTTTTCAGACCAGAAATACGAAACGCCTGTACCTTTATGTGCGGCAAATGCTTCTGCCAATGCCTGACCACCCAAGATAATTGAACGATCCACCGCATAACCAGCACCCAAAGCAGGAACTAAAGCATCCGCTTCTGATTCACTGGTATAGCTTGTTGAATAGCGAATCGGGTCACCTGGGTTAAAGCGAATCGCATGGGACATCTTGCGGATTAAGAAGTTGTTCCACAAACCAACTTCGCCACGGAACAATGGATGGTTTTTCGCATTGGAAGAACGTGCCACTGCATTACTGATCAATGTACGGAAGCCCTGCTGTTTGGCAAACCAACGGTACTGTGCAGGTGACACAATCCATAAACGCAATGGTTCATCGGTTGCAGCCTCATCACCCTCAACCTGAACACATGGAGGTGGTAAAACCATGTCATCCATAACTGAACGCATACTATCCACGGTATCCATTGTGAACAGGTCGGTTGTTGCAAAATCAGCTTCACCAGCATTCACTTTGAAAGGTTGAACTGCATCCCCAGCAACAATAAAGTGCCGATTCTTGGTCGGTGCCTTAACATCATTGACCATGATCTGTTTAAACTTTGGATGTGAAGTAAGCGGCACAGCCCATTCAGCACTATTCTGGTAACCACGTGCACCGCATAAATGTACCAGTGTTGATAAATCAGAATAACGATCCATCAGATCCTGAGCAATTGGTCGACCAATACGACGAAAATCAACTGGTGAGCGAATTGAAGTCATCACGTTACCAAGATCAATTGGGAAACGTGCCTGATCTACTCGTAATCGATCTTCCACAATCGACATGCCTGTACCACGGCCCTCTGCATATTCGCTACCCATGATCGGGTATGCATTTACAGGTTGAATCAAGTTATAAGTAACTTCATCGCCTTTCTGCTTACCCAAATCCATCACACGAAGGATAGGCATATGAGTCGAAGTTTCATTTTTAATTTGGCTTGCCGCGCTTGACTCGCCATTTTGCATTTTGCCTACCATGTTATTGATTAGGCTTTTACGACGTAAGCTTTTTGCAAATAGTCCTACCGACTGTTGCACAGCATTTGTTTTGTCGCCATAAGCGGCATTTGTTTTACCTGGCATGATTTATTTCTCCACAACAATGTAATTAAGCATTGCGTGCGTAATAAGCGTCGATCTGCTCTGGTGTCCATTTACTCATCTCTGCAAGTAATTCAGGACCAGATAGGTTAGCTAGACGCTCATCATTGGATTGTCCTGTGGGATTGCCAGCAGGAAAATCCGTCACGCTATGCGGAACGTTTGTTGGAGCTTTGTTCACAGCTTGCATCGCTGCCACACGTACAGCATCATTTTGCTGTTGTGCAGCCTGAGTTGATTGTGTTCCAGACTTATACAGTCCCAAGAGTTCAACAACTTGTGAAGCTGAACCTTTATTTAAAACTGTGTTGTACGCATCCTTGGTAATGCTCGGCTGATTATCCAGCCATGCACTAAATTCCTTGGACTCCACGATGGATTCAGCATCAGGATGTGCTGTAAAGATTTCATTAAAATGCGCTTGTTCCGCACTCACCTGTTGTTGCTGTTGCATTGGTGCTAAAGCAGTTTCTAATTTCTGCTGCACCATTGCTGATACACGCATATCAACAAGTTTCTGAATACCATCGGCTAAACCTTTTTCGTCAAAATCACCAAATATTGCAGGGTCTACACCCTCATCAATCGCCTGTTGAACGATATTCGCTTGGTTATCCTGTACGGTTGGGGCTACACCGTTATCTTTACGTTCCTGTGCACTGGTTTGAAGCTCTGCAAGCTGCTGCTGTGCAGTATCAAACTTTTGCTTCCATTCCTTTTCACCGTTTCGTGCTTCCACTAACTTTTCATAAGGAATGGTGTGCTTACCATCTCTGGCAACAATCACTGCATTTTCAGCATTCAACTGGCTTTCATCGACCGTTGGTTGCTGCTGTTGTGCCTGTTGCGTACCGCCTGCTGTATCAGTTTTGTCATTTCCAGCTTGGGTAGTGTCTGGCTCACTACCAATTTCCGCAGCTTGCGCTGCGGTATCGCCATCATTCATCGACTGACTTAATAGTTGCGATGCAAGTTCTGGTGTAATGTCACCTGATTCAATCAACTCTTGTTGTTGCTCTGTAATGTCCATGTCGTTCCTACTACTTATCGCTGTAGCCGCTAAGGTCTGAATGGCTAGAGTTATCTAGCGTTTAGCTGCTGATTGCTCAACATGAGACAAGTTTCAATGAATTAGATATGATGGCGTTAGCCTTACAGGGGGTACAGAAATGGCAGAATATTGTGCTCAATGCGCCAAGCAATATGGAATGAGTAATGGGTTTATCAATGAATGTAAGCCGAACTATCTAGCAAATGTTATTTGTGAAGGTTGTGGTGTAATTCAGGTGAATCACAAAGGTGAATGTGTGAGCCATGATTGCGACAATGGAAATCATGCCGTTGAATGGAAAATCAAGAAATAAAAAACCAGCATATTGATGCTGGTTTAAAAGTCTATTCGATAAATTTAAATCAACTCATCTAATAATGCAGTCATTTTGGTTTCAGCTTTTTTGCGTAAATCATTATTGATATTTGGTAAACTCAATAATTGAGTAAGCAAGTATGCATTTTCACGATTATTTAAAAGTTTAGTTCGATGAATGCATTCACCAACACTACCACTGACACATGCTTGGTTATCATTTGTAGGATTGGTGGATTTAACAGCATCACTATATTTAATTTCTAATTCAGGCAATTCAGAAACTATAGGGCTGTCTTGCAACTTCCCAACATCCACACCTTGACTTGCAAAATGTTCTTGGATTTTAATTTGATGGTTTAATTTTTCTTTCAGCAAATAACCCTCAAGCATCCATACTTTGTTGCGAGCATTTTCACGAGCAACCTTTTTGCCAATTTCAGGATCAAAGTTTTCAGGACTTGCACACGCTGATTCACCTGTGACTGTAAATCCATTTTTAAGAACTAATACGCAAAATGTGAGCTGTGCTAAATGTGGAAATTCTCCACGATTACACATTTCGGGAGGTGAGTTTGTTGCGCCATCTTCGGCTGTAAAATAATGCTCTTCAACAATCACCGCATCAATATGATTAGGCGTTAAACGTGGCGCATTTAAGTTTTTAGATTGAATTTCTTGCTCAATTTGCTGTTCAGTATTCAGACCAGAAATAATAATATCTTCGCCAGCTATTACTGAGAATTGTGCTTTACCCACTAAAACTAAATTAAATAATGTTAATTTATCACCATTAACATCCCATGAATCTGCTTTAACAAAATCTGCAATCTCAGCAGCGTTGTGGCTGCCATCTTCATTTATTTTAAAGGTCATACAATGTTGTTGGTTGTTATTAGGCATTCGCTTAATCCTCAATAAAAAGACAGTCGATTTGACTGCCTTATTATCTGCGAACAATAAAAATTACTCTTGCCTTACAGGGGTGGGGATTGGACATCCTGGTGGGTTGCGATCTCCCACTTGTGATACGCATCAATTGTGCTGTCGATCACTACGCTACACTGCATCGCCTACAGATTCAGGATTAGTCCAATAACTTATATTACCACAAATTATCACTGGTTCGTAGAGTCTCAATTCCCTGCATTCCTGTTGAGCCTTGTTGTGGTACTGGTGGATTCATCGGGCTAGTATTCTGTTGAACCTCTGCTAATCCCTCACTGCCAAGCTGAGCGCCCTCACCCTCAATATATGGTGAACGCACATCACGGGCTGCTGTCTGCTCTGCTGTCGGGAAATTAGGATCATCACCAATCGGATTCGGCCGCTGATAGCCTGCACCTTTCATAATCTCGTCAGCAATAGGTGCGATCTGTGGCATCATTGCTACCTGTGAACCTCCTTGCATTGCTGAATATGCAGCTTGCACACCAATTTGTACTGAACGTGCGTCTATTTCCTTAATTTCACTTGCTGCTTTACGCTCTTTCAACTCCAGTTCACGCAATTTAATCTCATTACCTGCATCAGCCAAGGCCTGTTTAACGGCATCCTGAATTTGTTGCTGGATTTGCTCTGGTGTAGCGGCTTGAGATGCGTCCTTAATGGCTTGAATAACATCTTTCTTGAACGGGGTATCAGTAAGCGCAATAACATAAGGCAATACAGCAACCTGAATATTCGCTGGTAATGACTTGGTAATCTCTGACAACGCATTCATTTGTTGTTCCATAAAGCTTTTTGAACTCGGAACATCGGACAATGCAACCATAAGCCTTGTGCGTTGCACATCATTGGAAAGATATGAGTACCCCAGCTCGTCCACTTCGGGTTTATTGATATGCACTCGACGTTCTTCCGTGACTGCATCACCCTCGATGATGACCACTTCCTCTTTCTGCCCAAGGTCCTCAATGATCAGGGCGATCAGTTGCTCGCCAACCAATGTACGTGATTCCCTAAAGTTATCCATCACCTTTTGCATTGAGCGATCAGACTGTTCAACCTGAATGGCTTCCTGCTTGCCTGACGTTGCTGTACCCTGCTTGCCCTGAAATCCTGACGTAATGCTACTGGTACGTTCAATTGCCTGTCGACCATCATTCAATAACTGGAATTGATGCTGGTTTAATTCAAAGTCTCGATCTACATCAAAGCGTGCACCTTGCTTCTGCATGTGTGCTTGATTTAATTCAATGTAACTGTCAGGGCGAGCGATTTGTTGCCGTACTTGCATTGGTGTTAAATTAGTAGCTCCTTTTGTTGCTGTTACTCGGACACTACTCATACCCCATCGCAACTTGGCTTGTGTACTATTTACCAAGTCCTGCGGATACTTCATGTCACGGATAAAACCAAACGGCACACGTGTATTATCCTCTCGAAATGCAAAGAACGGCACGTATGGAAAGTGTTTATGCGGATATGGTGACGGTGAATCATGCAACTGATGTGGACCAATCCAGTAAGCACGACGTACACGGGCGACTGTTGCACGTTCTGGTATTGCATGGCCATTCGCTGCTGCAAATAAATGGGCAGGATTGTTATCATCAAACTCAACGATGCGACCATCGTTGAATCGCAACATAATGACTTCAACCCAACGTCTATACCAGTATTCACATACCAGAATCTCTTTAGACGATGGATTGTACCAATACTGTTCTTCCAGCGACCAAGCGCGTTGATTCACCCAAGCATTGCTTAAATTTGTGCTCTGTCCACCATCTAGCACTCCATCCTGTTCCCACCATGATGAACCATGCTGTGCAATACGTTCAATCAGTTCTTTATGCTGTGAAAATGCAACTTTCAAACGTTGTGGGTGCACCCAACGCTTACGTCTAAGCCAGCGTGCATCACTTAAATCATATTCCTGGGCTTTCATATCCCAATGTATTTCATTACGGTGCACTGCTAGACAGCGATACGGGTAAGCCAGTGGATCAGATTCTCGCTTAACTTCCACCCAACCTAGGCCACAACATATCATCGGTCTAAATGCGTCAGTACAGGCCTTGTCAGCCTTTGACTGACGTTCAGCCTGATTCAATTTATAGTTAAGGGCATCTGCAACATCATGTCCATCTGGCTCACCATTCGCTGTCACACGCCAATCTGTACGTGTGCTTGTCTCAAAACCCTCAATGGCCCGTATCGCTGGACCAATTAAATTCTCCACTGCAGGCGGTATGCCAATCTCTTTCATGCGTTTAAGCAGGTCACTATCCAATTGATTACCATCGGCATAGTCCATTTCCTTGTCTGCGGTACTACGCCAAAGCGGCTGGTGCTCAATCTCGTAGTTTATCTCTTGGACTTCATGTAAATTTAGTACAAGCTCGTCATCGGCTGGCGTATTGTCTGTCATGTTCATAGCTCCATATTTCTACACTAGCCGCCAGTCTGTCGGCTCATCGTGATATGTATCGTGCATATCATCCTGTCTTTTTTCACTTTCACCTAAACCTACACGGCTTTGTGTGTACGCATAATCACCCAACAAACCTGATTCCTTTGCCTGTGCATGCTGTCGTAGAGCATCTGCACCCTCACTACAACCATTGGCCTTGTTTGGTACATCAATAAAGCGTTTTTCAGTCTGGGAAAATTTCTTTTGATAACCCTCAATCCGTTCTATACCTAATTTGCATCGTTTTTTATCAAACCAGTAATTTTTCATACATTTACGGGTTAATTGAATGCCTGTATTCAACAAGGTAATGCGAGGTACGATTACAAAATTATGCCCAGGTAATAAATCCTCTAATTGTTCCAGTGTGGATTTGTTGAAATCACCTAAACGTCGATGTGCTGCATCATGGGGTAAATAATGTGTACCAAATACATAACCATGACTGGTTAGCTCTGCAACATAATGCTGTAGGTTCTCACCGTGGGCTTCATAACAATTAACAAAACGGTCCTGTTGGTTCATTGACTGGTGATACCAAATAAAACAGCCATCACTATTTCCAATATCCCAAAAAGTGTTTACAGGCATATCAAGGACTTCAACCTCACATACACCGCCACGTCTTCTAAGTGCCAGCATATCCTTGGCATAATAGTTTCCATCTTTGGCAACCTGGAATGCCTCATCAGGAAATGATGGATATTCTTGCCACATCTTCGATTGATCACCACGTAGGTCATTGTCACGTGTTAAGACATACCATGCCCGTTGATCAGGATCGATACGGCAATCAATGTTCATGACCTCTTTGACTTTTATTTGAATTTCATCAAAATAAGCATGATCTTCTGGTGAAATAAAAATAGCTGACGCATCAAGGCGATATTTAGGTTCTTGCCACCAAGCATAAAAATGAAAGCGATATTCCTTACTATTTAGTATTTTGCGTAAAGCGTAGTTTTTCTGTGCAATCTGCACCATTTCATAGAAAGAACCATTACGGCCCTCTGCTGTTGATTCAATAACAAGAACACCGTTGGTTGGTACGGTTGGAATTGAACCCTCAATAACTTCATCATCTTTGGCAGGATCTGTTGCACAGATTTTACCGAACTCGGAAATATGTAAGCGGTGAATGGTTCCTGAACGGAAAGAAGTTGCTACACGAATGGTTGAGCCATTATGGGCAAACTCCATTTCTGACTTATTACAGGTTTTGAGTGGAAAACGCTCACGTATCTCTGGCGGTAAATTATCGTAGGCAAACTTAATCTTATCTTTGAAGATGTTATAAACCGTTGGTAAATCCTGAGCGATAATACCGCAGTTCTGGTTTGCGTTAAAAAGTGCGTGGTCAAGCCAAAGTACACATATCAGTGTCGTAAAGCCAAGCTGACGGGCTTTTAAAATAATGTTGCGGTACCAAAGCCGATCCATAAACCTAATCTGGGCTTCATTCGGCTTAAATGGCATTTCAAAGGATTCTGCTACCTGCAATACGCCATATTCATCCCTAAAATCATCACCTTTAATTTTAATCTTATACAGGCAACCTGAAAAAATACGCCAAATAGGGTCTGCAAGGCAGCGTTCCAGTTCTTCCTTATTTGTTGGTAGAGGCTTCAGAGCAGCATTAAACACGTCATTTCACCTCATTTTGTATAAATTTAGGCAAAATAAACGCGTGTACGTGAATAGAATAATTTTGATGTGGGTCAATCATCGTGATATTCACGTACACGGCATTAATTCTCATAGTCTTTGTCCTGTGCAACTGGTGACAGTGCTGAACTATTACCCTGAGAGATACGATCAAGTAGTGCTTGAAGTGGGTCTATCGTTGTATTGTTCTTATCATCAAGATCAAATGCCTGACGTTCCAAACGAATCAATGTGCTAAGAGCATCACTTAAATCTTTGGCTGCTTTCACACGACCTGGCAATGAAATGATTTTGTGGTAAATATCGTTTAATTTATCCTGACCTTTCTCATCCTCATCTCGCATGATCTCGCCAAGCTGTTCCAGTAGTTCAGCATTTTCCACACCGACTTGATGCTCCAGTTCATCAAATAGCTTCATTGTGATTGAACGGGAACGCTGAATATCCTTACGTTGGGACAATCGTACTGCTGCCTGTTGGTGTGCATTGGCATCAATAGTTTCTTTTTCTGAAATAGTGTTTTGGGTGCGTACTTCACTGCGTACTAAATCTTTGCGTACCAAATCCTCTGCTTTAGCTTTGATTTTTGCAGATAGATCACGAACCCAATCTTCACGCTTGGCACGCTTACGAATTGCACCCTCTGAAATTTCATGGTCGGTTGCAATTTCACGTAATGACTTAATACCAGCCCGATAATCGAGTTCAATTTTTTCCCAATCAATTACTTTTTTTTCAGCCATGTGAGGAATATATTCCGCAAGAAACCTCATATTGGTTTAATGATCATGTATATATGTGGGGGAGGTCTAACCTTAGAGGGGGGTGAAGCCGTTTTGATAAATTACAACAGCTCTCCTTGCTTGCCTATATCCAATAAATCCCCTACTTGCTTCGATAATTTACGTACTTGACCTGAAACTTCACTCTGAAGTATTGCCATATGATGGCCCATTTCAATATTTGCATATTGCATTGCTTCAGCAACCATAAGATTGCCAAGGTTGCGTGCTTCACGTGGTGTTAATGTCAAAATCTGATCATCACCAATTTCAATTTTAACGGTACCATCAGGTAGAACCATTTTAGACATCAAACGTGCTACACGATGTTTAGGGGCTGGAATGAATACACCACGCTGAACCCGAATAATCTGGCCACTATCGACCAAATAACTTAAACGATCATCAACGATAGATAATTTTAAGCCTGTCAATTGTGACAAAGTTTCTCTAGTAACGATCTGCTCTTGATTATGTAAATCCTCAATCGCCTCAAGAATTGTTTCAGCGTTAGACTTCATTGTCATACTCCCCTAAATCGTTTTTAAACTTCAACTACGTCAATATTGTGAATTAATTTCATCAATTTACGTTTGATGATGTAATCCGCAGTCTTGTGGCCTTTGGCATCTTCACAAATGAACTGGTTATCTTTGGTCCAGTAAACAAAATCTGCGATGTAATCTGTACCACGCACTTTCTCACCACAAATTTTCTGAGATGGGATCAGGTTGTAACGTACTTGCGTATGCAGCTCTTTTATTTCCCCTGCACGCTGCAAAACTTTCAATTCACACAAGCGGCTATACTCGTGTTTTGAATCAGCAACTTTTTTACCGTCAATCAACACCTTGTGATTTCCATACTTAGGCTGTTTAGGCTTTTTGTCACGTTGATGAACAAGTCTTTTGATTTGAGATTGTGATAAATAATTTGTCATGCCACATCCTTTTCTTTATTCGTCCAATCGTGCCAAACACGTTTCCCATCTTTCTCGCCAAAACCACAAAATAAACAGGCAATATCAAAACCATGTGGGCAATTTGTTTTTTTCAACATGGAAGCATTGCTTCTCTGTTGACGTCGTTGCTGTGTGATGCGCTGTTTCATTTTTCTTTTCATTGACTGCTCATCCGCAAATCCTGCCAATTACACTCAACAACGGTAAGCCCATCATGCTGGATTCGTGACCAGAGTCGATCGCCCAAATCATCATGCAGTTTTTTTAAGGTGAAATTTGAAATGAGCATGGTTGGTTTTTTACGGTCATAGCGGGCGGTTAAAACCTTATGGACCAACTCAAGGCGCTTATCGCGGTCATGTAAACCATACTCATCGAGAATGAGTAAATCGTATTGGGTAAACTCATAAATCACGGATGCTTCCGATTGATCTTTCGTGTCCTTGTCCCAGGCGTTCATAATGCGCTGCGCCAGTTCTTCACTGGTAATGTAGCGTGCACACAACCCGTTTTTGAGCAATGCCTTTGCCATGGAGCAAGCCAGATGAGTTTTACCCGTGCCAGTGAAACCAACCATGATGAAATTGGATTTAAATTTTGAGCGGTTCTGGATCAGTGCTTCCGCATAACCCATGCACTGGTTAATCGCATTGGCCTGTCCAGTGTGGGTTGCCTTGTAATTTATAAAATCAGATTCAGCATGACGTTCAGGAAGCATTGCACCACCAAAATGTTTTTCACGAACCATCCGATCAACACGCGCCTGATCAGCTTTTCGAGTCTCTTCCGTCTCCATGTTTTGCTCAACTGCGCACTGAGGGCAAATCTGATACGGACCTGCCTGAACCTTTGCAACCCGATGTACTGAGCAAATCTCATCCGCCTGTTTAAAACCGTGTGAAAATCTTGTCATGCTGTTCATAGGAGACTCCTTGGGATTTCAATCACCCCGTCAAAAGGCTCATCGTCGTTGCGTGGCTGGCCTTTCCAATCATCGTTGACATTCAGGCCTGTTTGCTTTGGTTTTTCTGGTTTAGACTTCGCACCTGTTTTGGGTTTGTCATTCGAGTTATCACGCTTCACCCATGCGATGTATTTTGAGTAAATCTGGTTTTCAGTCATTCGACTCGTTCGGATTTGTGGTGCGTAGTACGGCAAGAACGTAATCATGGTTTGATCAAATTCTTGTTGTGTCGTGACAGGCAGACCTGCTCGCTGTCGCCAAGCGTTGATCTGGTCGAGTTGTGGTTTCCAGAGATTCAGATCATCGTCGAGAGAATTTTCCTCGCGTGTATTAGAGTGAGTGTTATTAATAGATGAAGGTGACGATGACGGGCATTCATCAAGCATACTTTTAGCATTGCTTGTGCATTCGTTTTGCATTGCTTGTGCATATGCATTAGCATTGCTTGGGTCATGCTCGTTATTTGCATTAGTATTGCTAGATTCTTGCTTGTTGCCCCATCGTGCTTCGGCTGCTTTCTTGGCTCTGTCTGACTTTGCAGACTTATTGCTTTCAGCTTGTGCCTTTAACCCATCTAAATATTGTGATGTTAATTGACCGTCAATCACTTCAAATAAATTGCAATTTATTAAGGCATTTTTTAATGCCTTTGCTTTAGCAATATTTAAACGAATTACGCTGGCAATTACATTATTGTCATCTGGTATTGCGCCATTACGCCAGTAATCCATCATCAACAAAAATGACGCACCGATTTGCTCGGTGGTCATTCGTGTAGTTTTAGCAAGCATGTCACCTATATATATAGGCATCCAAATATCAACGTCTTGGTTACTCATACTGCCTCACTGAATAGCTTTTGTTGATGGAATGTCACAGCTTCATCAAGGCGAATTTTGGCAGTTGCAAAATAGCCTGTATCTTTTTCAATACCGATGAATCGTCGCCCAGTGTTAATACTAGCTACTCCTGTTGTTCCACTTCCCATTGTGTTATCGAGTACTGTTTCACCTTCATTTGTGTATGTACGAATCAAGTACTCACAAAGAGCAACTGGCTTTTGCGTTGGATGAAAGTTCGATTTCTGCTTATCACTACTGAATAATTGAACTGAACGTGGGTACCGCTCTGTTGAGTCATAAGATTTAATGTTTACCTGTTTGCCGTAGTGCTCTGACCCAATGTCTTTACGCTTCGCTGTCTTGCGTTCATGTCCAAACGTTTTGATCGGATTGAATGTTGGTTTAGCCTTGTAAAAAACGAGGATGTTTTCATGAGCACGTAACGGCTGGAAATGTGCATTAAAGAATCCAGTAGCGGCAGGTTTCTCCCATATCCACTCATAACGAAATAGCTTTAGATTTGATGTTGCAAGTACTGCTGTAAATGGTTGCGCACTGAATAATACAATTGCACCATTCGGCTTTATTACACGCTCATACTCTGCCCACAGTGGTTCAAATGGAATTACCGCATCCCAACTGCAGCACGTTGTCCCATATGGTAAGTCGCAAAGAATCATATCGACAGTACCGCTCTCGATTTCTTTCATGCGCTCGAGACAGTCTCCTAAAATTATGTGAAATGGTTTCTCCACAGTGCACCTCACCACAAATCTTCACTACATAACCCAAGGCGAGAAAATTCCATCTCACCTAAGGCTATTAGCTCTAATTGGTTTGCAGTCCATTCTTGTTGGCCACATTCAACTGCATGTAAAAATGCTTGTGGACGTGTATAGAACTTCCCATTTTCACAGTAGAAACCCTGATGTGCAGATTTCCCCCATTGATTTTGAATATCTGGTACCAAACCAAGTGACAGAATAATATTGGTACAATCAGCATGGCGAAGAAGTACCGCCTTTGCTGTCGGATTACCCACTTTTAATTTGCGAATCTGGTCAGTTATTGCGTAGCTCATACCACCTCACTGAATAAATCATGTTGATTTTCAGCTTGTGGATTAATCCAAAGCACTTCTTCACGTAGAACCGAACCTGATTGACCAGCAGCTGCAACAGATTTTTTAATTTTTTTCCATTTTAAGGCTTCATATATCGGATGTTCATATCCACATAAAATCACCATGCCTTTGCAGTGTTGTAATACGCTTACAAGCTGTTCATGGTCTGCATTAGTCATTTCATGTCGGTATGCTTTCCCCCCCATATTTCTTGTGTCTAAAACATATGGTGGGTCCACAAAGAAAAGCGTGTTTTCTCTGTCATGGTCTTGAATAACTTTGACAGCATCACGATTTTCAATAAGAACATTTTTTAAGCGTGCAGCAGCTTGAAGAATTACTTCTGGTTGTCTTTGCCAAATCGTTACGATGTCACTACCACCTCGAGCTGTGTCTAAACGAAAACCAGTATTTCCTTTTGTTGCTCCTGCACTTCCAAATCCCATTTGTGCACGTATCACCAAACGTCTAGCTTGCTCAACCTTGCATGTGGTATCAGCTCGAGCATTTAAAAACTCAGTGCGTGAATATGGCGTGAGCTCAATTTGTTTCGCCAATTCAATTGAAAGATTTGGATCACGTATAACTTCAAAGAAATTTACGACATCACTATCAAGATCGTTATAAACTTCCATACGGCTTGGTAGTTTTGACAAAAGAACAGATGCTCCACCACCAAATGGTTCAACATATGTCTCATGAGGAGGGAAATGGCTAATAATCCAGTCTGAAAGCCGAAACTTACCACCATGGTATCGAATAAGAGGATGATTCATAAATTTCACCTCACCACAAATCTTCACTACATAACCCAAGGCGAGAAAATTCCATCTCACCAAGGGCTATCAATTCAAGTTGATTTGCACAAAATTCCAACTGACCACATTCAACTGCATGTAAAAATGCTTGTGGACGTGTATAGAACTTCCCATTTTCACAATAGAAACCCTGATGTGCAGATTTCCCCCATTGATTTTGAATATCTGGTACCAAACCAAGTGACAGAATGATATTGGTACAATCTGCATGGCGATTAGGTTTTGGTAGAGCGACCATAAGATCACCTGCTTTTACAGCAACTCCTATAATCATGACCGTCCCCCTTTTGCATTTGCTTTGATGCAGCGCACACATGCCAAATCTTTGACCCGATGCTGCGAAATACCGTGCTGGTGACAGTGAAACAGGAATAAGCGGCGTTTAGCTTTCCTTGCAGTCGCTGCAAGGCTTTCTTTCGACTTATCAAAGCAAGGACTAACAAAATCACCATGGGTCTGATTTGAAATCTGACCACCCTGTGCTAAAAATGCTTCAACTTCATCTTTCAAGGCTTGGCTTTGGTTGTGTTTCACGGGTGAATATGAAGCGAGACTGTGCTCTGATTTGCGTGGGTCGAGATTCATGAAACCTCCTTTTGAGCTGCCAATGCATTACTCAAATGGATCTGCACATCATTGGAAATGGTTTTACACTTTGGAGAAATGTGGTTTTCGATATGAGCGTCATCACCCATAATAAAATCCGAACCATTTGAAATTTCCGAATTACCAGGTATCAAACAGTGATGGCACTGTTCCCCTTTAAACTCTGGACATTTGCCAGCGCACTTATGTTCTGTTAAATTATTCATGTTCATTTTCCTGAATGATTATGAATTGCTGTACTAGAAGCTCGACCTGCAACGTCGGGCTTTTTTAATGCCTGCCAAAAACTTTTTAAATTTCTGCATACATTCTTGAATACACTGGTAGACGTTGTATTCTTTGATTTTTCTATGTGCTCAGATGATGATTGACCTGTCTCCAGTTCGATCTTTTTATCTATGGCATCTCTTAACCATTTCGCACGATCACTGCCTTGGCTTTCAGCCAAAGTATCAATGATCTCTTGGACTTCCAGCGGTACACGTGTTGACATGGGTGCCAACAGTTTTTTGCTGAAAACGAACATTATTTTTGTTTCCATAGGTTCACCTATTGAATTTGTTCAGGCTCTCTTAGTTCAATCCAAATGTCCTGATAATCTTCTGGGAAAAGGTCTTTGCGTGTGCAGATTCCACGATCTTCTGCAATCACAGCTAGGCGGATTTTTCTGTCAGTTGGAATAGCTTTCCAACCACTCACTGAAGGTCCTGTAATACCTAAAAGCCGTGCAACTGCATTACATCCACCAAGGGCTTCTATAAGTTGGTTGTCATTCATGTTGCTCTCCTATAACAAAAGCAATTATTAGGCATTCCTTATAAATAATCAATAGGCATACCTAATTTTATTCGTGTTAGGATTTCCTAATGGTTTGAGAGTTATTTATGAAGACACTTGCTGAAAGACTAAAATATGCAATGGAAGTTTTACCACCAAAAAAAATCAAGGGTGTAGAACTTGCTCGTGCTGTTGGTGTTAAGCCACCATCTGTAAGTGACTGGCTTTCTGGTAAATCAAAAACAATGGAAGGTGAAAATCTTCTACGAGCTTCACATCACTTGAATGTGAACCCTATTTGGCTGGCGACTGGTAAAGGCTCACCTAAACCAGATGGTGAAATTAATCCTCAATTCACCCAAGTAAATGAATGGGATAGCAATACTCCAGTAGATGATGACGAAGTAGAAATCCCATTTTTCAAGGATTTTTCTTTTGCTTGTGGCGGTGGTTCATTTAATGAAGCTATTGCTAATGAAAGACGTAAATTAAGAATGTCCAAAGCTACTTTACGCAATTTAGCAATCACAGAATCTAATGCTGTTGCAGCAACTGCATCAGGTGACTCAATGACACCAACCATTAATGATGGCGATACAATTCACATCGATCTTGGTCGCAAAGAGGTTAAAGATGGTCGTATCTATGTGATTTGTATAGGTGGGCTTCATTACTGCAAACGTTTATATAACCTACCCTTTGGTGGAATCCGATTGTTATCTGATAATTCAGAAGAATATAAAGAAATTGAACTAACAGCAGAAGAAAGAATCTCTCAACAATTTGAAATTATTGGTTGGGTTTGGCAGATTGCGAAATTGGAAAAATGGTAACACCTGAAGGTATAAGTGTTTTAAGCCCAAACGAGTAAGAAAAAATTAAATAATTATAATTTAGGTATTTAAAAATGCATGACTTTATATATAACTTGGGCATTATTGGTTTAATAATTATATTTTTTTATATCGTTTTTTGGCTTGATCGCAGAAATAAGCCAAGTGAACTTGATTTACTCAGAAATCACTTACAAAGAGTCACGCACCCCAATTTAACAGTTAAGGGTTTTGGTAATTATCATATCGAATATGTAATAAGAGGACACCAAACTTTCGAATATTTTAAATACTGTAGCCAATATGAAAAAAGCTTAGAAATAATGAAAAAAGACTCATCTATAAAAATTTTGAACCATGGCTTAACTGGCTATCGTGACTGGGAGAAATGGGGAAATTAATATTACAAATTTGGCAATCCACCTATCTTAATGATCTAATAAAATTCCAAAAAACTCCACTCAACCTGCTCTATGCAGGTTTTCTTTTATCAAAAACAAAAAATTAGGCAAACCTAAAAATAAATTAGGAATACCTATTGACTAATTAATTAGGTTTACCTAATATTTGCCTCATACACAGCAAAAAGCCCTGCCGACTCTCACATCAAACAGGGCTTCCCACTACACATGAGGTTCAGTATGGAACAAAACGATATTCAAAGTCAACACATCGAGGGGCAACGATGGTTGATACGCAAGCTGATCCAGAATCAGCAAACAAAACAGATTAAGGCTTGCTCAGCGCAGTTAATTGAGCACCCTGCTGCTGGTTTTACATCGTATTTAATCGGTGGAATAACAATGATGATTTTAACAATGAGTTTTGCGCTTGCGTCAATCAATGTTGGGCAGCCTGTGCAGCCAATTGAAATCCATTCGCCAGAGTACACAGTTACCGACCTTGATTTAGGCCATTACAACGACTGCCGTTTTGATTGCACAGCACGGGTTTGGACTGAAAATGATCAGTATGCGATTGATGTCGAGTTCGATTATACGGGCTATAGAGATAGCAATGGCGCAGGTCACAGTTGGCAAGCGATTGAAGTCACACGCATAGAACCAAAAGCGGTTCATGGTGATGAGGGTGAAATCAACGCATATCTTGATCGCATCGAAATCTCAAACATCAATGATGCGCTTGAAAGTGCAATCAGTGAAAAATTAGGAGTTTAATCCATGAACACTCAAGTTAATCGTGACCAGTTTCTTGCAGGTCGTAAAAAAGGTATCGGTGGTTCAGACGTTGCTGCAATCCTTGGTTTCAGCCCATACAAATCACCATACCAATTGTGGTTAGACAAAACTGATCGCAGTGAACGTAAAGAATCACAAAATGAGTCTGCCCATTTCGGCAACCTACTTGAAGACGTTGTTGCTAAAGAGTTCTCTCGTCGTGCAGGTGTAAAAGTTCAACGTGTTACTCAACAGTTATTTTTAGAGGAACATCCTTGGGCACTTGGCAACATAGACCGCGCAGTTATCAATCCTGATATTGCTGGAAATGTGCGTTTCAAAGATGGTGCTTTAACAACAGATCGCCTACTTGAATGTAAAACTGCATCTGAGTACATGAGTAAACTTTTTGGTGAAGAAGGTTCTGATCAAGTCCCTGATTACTACCTTACCCAATGCTTATGGTACCTGCTGATTACAGGATGCAAAGTTATTGATCTTGCCGTTCTCATTGGTGGCAACAAATTCCGTATGTATCGCATTGAACGTGATGAAGATTTAATTCAATCCATTTTCAATCAGGTGAAAGCATTTTGGTTCAATCATGTCATTGCTGATGTGCCACCCGATCCTACTTGTTTTGATGATGTTTTACATCGCTGGTCAAACCATGTTGTGGGTAAACAAGTCGAAGCTGATTTTGAACATATCAAACTCGCTGAAGAACTTATCACTGTTCAAGGTCGTCTAAAAGCAGATAAGGCTCGTGAAGATGAAATCAAGTTAAAGATTGTCTCAACGATGCAAGATGCGGAAATGATGATTAGCCAGGGCAAGTCCATCTGCACCTACAAAGAACAATCTTCTACTCGTATCGACAGTACGCTGTTGAAAAAAGAAGAACCTGATTTATTCACGAAATACAGCAAAACATCCAGTACCCGTGTTTTCCGTATTTCAAACAAATTTAAAGAAACAATTTAAGGAATTTTATTATGAACGCATCAACTGATTTACAAGTACCGCACTCAACCCAAACTACTGATCTCATCCTTGATTTTGATGCGCTAGAAAAAATTGAGCGATTCGCAGCAAAAATGGCTAAAGCTCGAGGAACTGTTCCTGCACATATTGCAGGTAATGAGGGTGACTGTATGGCTATTGTAATGCAGTCAATGCAGTGGGGCATGAACCCTTTTGCCGTCGCTCAGAAAACTTTTAGCATCAAGGGTGTGTTAGGTTATGAAGCCCAATTAATCAATGCCGTCATTACTGCACGTGCCCCAATTAAAGAGCGTTTACAATTTGAATGGGTTGGCACACAAGAACAATGGGACAAAGTTATTGGGAACTTTGAGGAAAAAACCAGCACCAAAAAAAATGATGAACATGGCAATCCAGCTAAATACCGTGTTCCTAAATGGCATATTAATGATGAGCGTCCATTAGGTGTTAAAGTGTGGGCAACCTTGCGTGGTGAAGATAATCCACGTGAATTAACTATCATGTTATCTCAAGCTCGTACTCGTAATAGTACATTGTGGGTTGATGATCCTAAACAACAGTTAGCTTACTTGGCAGTTAAACGTTGGGCACGTTTGTACTGTCCAGATGTAATTTTAGGTGTGTATTCGCCTGATGAGCTTCTTGAGCGTGAGGAAATGGATGTTACTCCAGCTCAATCAACGGCAAAAAAACATCAAGGTGCAAGTGGGCTTAAAGCTCAAATGGCTGAGCGTGAGCAATCTCAAGAAACAGTTATTGATATGGCTCCTAATTTTGATGTTGAAGGGCTCATTAATCAAATCAATGTAGTTACCTCACTTGATGAACTAAAAACACTAGCTAAGACGTTCCCAACAGATTTAGGTGAACCAGCGGAAACTGACATTAAAAAGGCTTACGCAAACCAGAAATTCTACCTTCAATTGATTAATGATTTAGAGGTAGCAACTTCAATTGAAGCTATCAACTCAATCATGGAAAAACAATTTGAACCAAATACATCATTCTTGACTGATGCACAGATTGATGAAGTTAGCGCACTATTTGAACGTAAATCAGCAGAACTTACACCTTAACTAATGGCATGTGGTGCCCTCACACATGAGGGTGCCAATAGTGAGATAGAAATATGAATCCAACTATTGAACAACAACATGCCATTGATATGGCATTACATGGACATTCTTGTAAAGTGACCGCATACGCTGGTGCTGGTAAGACCTCTACCCTTAAACTGATTGGTAATGCAAAGCATCACCAACATGGAATGTACTTGGCATTTAACAAGGCTATTGCAACAGAAGCACAGTCTAAATTTAACCATAATGTGAAGTGCAAAACATTTCACAGCCTAGCTTATAACTCTGTTCCACGCTGGCTGACCAATAAATTAAAAAATCGTCGCTTGATGCCAAGCCAGATTGCTAATCGTCATGATCTTGAGTCATACCAAGTGCCTGTAGCATTGACAAAACAACGTGGTGAGGATGACCAGAAACGCCTTTTTGGTTCAAACCGTATGGCAACCTCATTGATCAATGCAATTGGTTATTTCTGCCGTTCTAATTACAGCGAAATTCAACTATCACAAGTTTATGCTGCTTTACCTGATTGGATGGATGATACATATCGTGCTGAATTGGCAAATATTCTTTTACCTAAGGCACATGATTACTGGAATGACATTTTAAATCCTGCTGGCATTAACCGTCTCGAACATGACCATTACCTAAAATATTGGGCATTGAGCAATCCAGTAATCAATACTGACTTTATTTTATTTGATGAAGCGCAGGATGCGGACCCAATCATGTTGAATGTACTCAACAATCAACGTGCACAGGTAATATATGTTGGGGATCGTCACCAACAAATCTATGCATTCCGTGGTGCGGTCAATGCCATGCAGTCACTTGAAATTGCTGAAACACGTTTAAGTCAGTCATTTCGTTTTGGACAAGGTATTGCTGATCTGGCAAACAACATTTTATTCAATGTGCTCGATGAGGAAATCCCCTTGCGTGGCTTTGAAAAAATTGATTCACAAGTATGCGAAATTCCTGACAGCATCACCGATGCTTTCATTTTCCGTACCAATGCGGCCGCACTTTCCAATATGGTCGAGTTGGTGAAAATTGGGCGTGAGCCAAGACTGGAAGTTGACACCCAAACCTTAATCAAAAACATTGAAGATGCCAAAAAAGTTAAATCTGGAATAAAAGTCCACGATGGAAGTGTATTTGAAGGCTTTAGCAATTGGGAAGAAGTCATTGAATACACAAATGAAGTCTCTGGAAATGACTTAAAAGCACTTGTTAGCCTAATCAATAAAGTGGGTGAAGAAGCTCTAATCAGCTCATTACTAAAAAGTAATTCTAGTGATTATGACTGCATTGTGACCACAGCTCATAAGTCTAAAGGCTTGGAGTTTAACAAGGTCAAACTTGGTGGTGACTTTTTCTATAAAGAATCAGTTGAACCAGGTGAAAAAATCCTAACCGAAGATGAAGCTCGACTTTTATATGTTGCTGCTACTCGAGCTAAAAAGCAGTTAGATATTTCTGCATTGAACCCACTGTTTAAAGCTATCGGATATAACACCCAAGCTGAGGTAAATGCCTTATGCGTCCAGTAGTAAAACAGAAAAACTTCTTAGGCTTCAAAATCTGGTTAGAAAAACTGGGGTATGAGGTGAAGCAGTTAGATGGTGGTTTTGTGGCACGAGCAAAAAGTCGAGAAGCACAACGAGCATATAAAAAGTCACATCATTATGTGCGTGTTGGCTCAGACCTTTCAGGTAATCAAGCAGCTTATGAGCTTGGGGCTGAATTTGAAAACCATCTTCGTGCACCTGAACAGACTTGTACAGCAAAAGCAGAAAAGGAAATTCTGCATATTGTTAAAGGTGAATCACATGGAATGGGTTATCTGGTGGCTTGAAGTTATGTTGCTAGTGAACGAATCTGCATTTATTAACGCGGAGGTATGAATGCTAAAAGACCTTAGAAATTTGACAGAAGCAGAACAGCAAGAACACTTGGATAGATTTATTCGGGCTAATGACGAACAAAATTTTCCCCAGGAAGTTGTTGCTCTATATTTAGACTGCTCACCCTGGACTCTTGCTAGAATGCGCTGTGATCAATCAACCATGCCTTTCTATAAAATTGGTAGACGTGTTTCATATAAAAAGAAAGATGTCTTGCAATATGAAAAAAGCAAGACTGTGCTAAATACTGCACAGCTTGCCACAGTATAAGGCGGTTACCCCGCCTTTATTTCTTTTAGACGCTCATCCCATACGGACTGGTAATTAAAACAATCAATTTTCCCTTGATATACAGCTTCAATCATATTCATAGAAGCACGTAATTCTTCATCAGGTATTTGAACATAGCCACCAGTTACATCAATCCTTGGGCGGGCTGTATGGTTAAGAAGTCGTTTTGTGACATAAATATTAAATCTCAATAGGTTACAGATCGTCGCGAATGTTCGTCTAAAATCGTGCATTGATACATAATATCCGACTTGCTCTCCCACTCTATTTATCAGGGTATCTACCTTGGTTGCATGCATATTCCAGGAAGTAGGCATCTTGGTTGCTGGAAAAACCCAATCATTTTCTTTCAACATCCATCTTTCTTTTAATACACTAATTAAATGATCGCCAATCGGAAAATGATGATCAGTACCATTTTTTGTATCACGAAAAGTCAAACTACCTGTTTTGAAATTTACATCTTCCCATTTCAATTGACACGCTTCTTGCCTACGGCAACCTGTATACATACACATCAGAACCATATCTCGATGAGTATTTGAGCGTGCAGTATTTTCTAAATTAAGTTCGTCCTGATAGTTGATTACAGCTTGATAATACTTATGGATCACATCTTTATGTAGGTGCCTCTGTCTACTTTTGATGCGATTCCATCCTTTGGTAACGGAAATAATATCTACAGGGTTTGATTTAAGTATTGGCTCCTCATCTGTTGAGTAAAGCACATGGATATATTTCCATAGTGTCCCCAACAACGATACGGAGCCATTCGCTGATGATTCACTGATATTAGAGACCTCAATAAATCTATCCAATACCTCTTGCTTAGTTATTTCAAAAAGCTTTCTATTACCCCATCCAAGGTAAAGATCAAAATATTTCTTATATTGCCGTATGGTCTTTGGCTTAAAGTCATTCCTATCCAAATAAATCTGGAGAGCTTCATTAACCGTTATATCCAATGGATTGTTAATTTTTTTTAACTTAGTCGGTTTTTCATACTCATTGTTTGAAATCTTTGCCAGGATCATCTGCGCTTTGGCACGTGCATTTGTTGCAGGCAGATCAGTTGTCTTTCCTATTGTGACCCTAAATAATTCCCCCTCATGCCTACGCTCAACTATATAAGTTTTGCTTTTATTGGTAACTCTGACTGCGAACCCAATAAGTTCAGAATCACGATATATTTTTTGACCTTTTTCCACCAATGGAATAGCATCAACATTAGATTTGTTGAGTTTCAT